CTTCTCCTCTATATCCAGAATCAACTATTCCACAATGATTAGTGAGCATTAAATTTGTTTTAGAATTAGAGCTTCTTGGTACAAGCATCATAAAAAACCCAGCAGGTATTTCAAAAGATAATCCTGTTCTATAAACTATATTTCCATTATTATCATAACTAATTTCTATAGCAGTTAAATCCATTCCAGCATCTCCAGGTTTAGCATATTTAGGTATTACTGCATCTTTGTGTAGTTTCTTTATTTTTACTTTCATATTCTATTTTAAATTAATTATTAATCCATTATTTATTAAACCTTTACTAAATTTACCATCTTCTACCATAGAACAATTTATAAAAGTAGTTTTACAACCTTGAATAGTTCTAGTACCTTGATTATAACAATTATTATTGTTGTGAATATGACCAAAGCAATGATATTTAGGTTGTACTTTTAATATTTTCTTAAAAAGAGCTTTATCTCCACAATTTTCTAATTGACCATCTCTGTTTTCTGATAAATCTAAAATACCATAAGGAGGTCCATGAGTTATAAGAATATCTATATTTTCTTCTAATTCTTCCCAATATCTAAATAATTTAGCTCTATCTTTCATATGATGCCAATTTCCAAATGTAGGAGTATAAGGAGAACCAAATATCTTTAAACCTTCTAATTTATAATATTCATGTTCTAAATAGATAATACCTAAACTTTTTACTTTATCAATATTATATTTTTTCATACTCCATGAATCATGATTGCCTGGTATTAAAATTTTATGTTCTACATTTATAGTAGAATACCAACTAATAAAATCATCAAATTCTGGTTGATTATGATAAATATCATAATAATTAGTACTATCTCCACAATGTATAATACAATCTACATTATCTTGTATAAATACTTGATTGTGAAATCCATGTGTATCACTTATAACTTGTATTTTTTCCATTTTTTAATCCATTTCATGTACATTTAATAAATTACTTATTTTATTATCTTTTACATAATGTTTAGGTCTATCATCATTGTTTTTAGCATTTATTAGTTCTATGAGCATAATAATACAACATCCTGCATGAATTAAATGATTTTCTCCTGTTTCAGGATCTAATTCTTCTCCTTTATACCAGGAATTTAAATGTCTTAAACAAGAACCATAAACTCTACTTAATTTTAACCCATCTCCTTTAAGATAATTCCAATCTTCATATTTATTAGCTCCAAAAGTAAATACTTTAGCAATCTTTTCTAAACTATAAGGAGGTAACAATTCCATTTTAACTTTATCTTTGTCATGTTTTACAGCTTCTACAACAGGGTCTGTTTTAATTCTTTCTGCTGTATGTGTAGTTATCCAATTTGCTGTTGGAATTGCTGTTGGAAAGTAAGCATTACTCATTTTAATACCAGGTCTAGCATCCCAAACTACTTGTTCAGGAGCTTTATAATATTCATTAATAGCTTCTTGAGTATCTCTATCATGATTAGCACAAAAACTAACCTGACTAGTAGCTATTTTGTTTTTTTCATATTCTTCTAAAGCTTTTTTAACTTCTTGTTCAGAATATAGTTGTGTCTTATTATTAATGTTTAGTATTAAGTTTTCTTTGTTATCTACTTGCATTTTCTTGTTCTTTTATAAGTTGTTCATAATCAAATATATAATCTTTTTCATCAGGAGAACTATCTAATTCTCTATCATCTAGTTCTCCTATATCTGCTCCTATTTTATTTTCTAAAGCATATTGATAATCCTTGTCTTTTAGGATAATCTTATATTGTGATAAATAGTTAACTTTTCCTCCACTAACTTCTTTAAAAAAATCAGCATATCCTTTACCAAATTTAGAATATTTACCCTCTAAAAATAAAGGTATTATATATTTATATTTTTCAGATATTTTAAAAAGAACCCCATAAGTATTAATATCTATTTCATAATGTAAAAGATAATTAGGTACATCTTTTTCTAACTCTTTAATAAAGTTAAAGAAATTATCTTTGAAAGAGTTAGGAATAGAAAATATTAAAGTTAAAGTATCAGATACTTTATGATCATATCCAACATCTATAAGATAAGCATTAACAAATCCTAATTCTTTCAATAACTTAAAAGTAACCCCTTTAGAATTAATATCTAAGGTATTTATCAAGTATTTAGTAGCCAGATTATATCTAAGACTATGTAAATTTACTTTTTTTCTTTCTTCTATCATATATTTTCTAATCTTCTTTTTCTAATCCCTGTTCTCTAGATTCTTTTAATAATTCTATATCATTAACATCTTCTTTATCTAAAAAAGTTCCTATATCTCTAAACTTTTGATTAACATAGTTGCATAATCTTCTAAATTCATTATCATTATAACTTATATTTTTAAAGTAACCAAAATTAAACATATTTTTAGAACCATTTAAATTTATTAAGTCATTAAAGTACTTTTTCCTCACTAATTTGTCCATTTTCTTCTGTTGTTATTGGGTTATTTAATCTATCTAACACTTTATCTACTATTTCTTTTTTAATGTCAGGATTTTCATCTAAATAGGCATAATATTCATCCATAGCATCTTTATCACTTAATTCAAATATTTCCCCATTATAAGTAACTTTTTTACCATGTTTTTTAATAATTTCAAAATCTTTAGCTAAATAAAATATTTCACTTTCTTTATCAAAACCTTTACCCCAAATAATAGTAGTTTCTGCTTCTTTCATAGGAGGAGCTAATTTATTTTTAATGATTTTAAAGTGCATAGTATTAGTTTGATTTTCAGCTTTTATTTCTTTTCTTCTAATCATAATTCTAACATGAGCATAAAATTTTAATGCGTTACCTCCTGATGTAGTTTCTGGACTTCCAAATAATATCCCTATCTTCTCTCTAATTTGATTAATAAATACTACACAACAATTAGAGTTTCTAACTTTATCATTAACCATTCTCATTCTATCAGAATTAATTCTAGCTTCTTTACCCATAGCACCTCCAGGATTATCTAAACTTGCTTGAGGTTGAAAAGAAGTTAAAGAATCTACTACAATTAAACCAAAAAGTCTAGAGTCTAGTGCTTTTTCTATTAAACTATAACAATCTTCTAAAGAATTAGGATAGGCTAATTGTAGTTTATCTAAATTTACTCCTAATCTTTCAGCATAAAATTTATCAAAACTATTTTCTTTATCTATTAAAAGACAATTATCTCCATATGTTTTTTGATCATTTGCTATAGCATCACAAGATAGAGTACTTTTTCCTGCACTTTCCCAACCAATAATTTCTATAATTTTATTTTTAGCAAATCCTCCTTTACCCAAAGCATTACATAATGTTAAACTGGTTAAAGGAATAATATCTCCAGGAGGAATTTCTTCATTTGCTGTTATAATACTTCCTTTCCCAAATAATTTTTCAATTTCTGATTGAAAACCATCAATATTTTGTTCTTTTTTTACTTCTTTTGCCATATTTTTTTATTTAATTTATTCTTTTATAAATTCTACACTATCCTTCAACTTTTCTTCTAATAACCTTAAGTTTTTACTTTCTATAGCATCTTTTATATCTTTCCAAAGATTAGATATTTCTTCTAAAAGGATATCATGTTTATCTTTCCACTTTATTAACTCTAAGTTTCCTACTTCTAGATTTTGATTCATATTTAATTAATATTCTTATAAGATTTAATAATTTCTGTTAATTTTTCAGCCATTTCTTTAGAAACAATACTAACTTCATAACTATACATAATGCAATGGTAACTATCTTGAGCTTGTTTATCTTCAGGAAAAGCAAATAAACTTCTAAAATGTTTATCTATATTTACAAAAACAGAATCTTCTATAAAAGATTCTACAGGATTTTCATAAAACATAACACCTTCTTTACCAATTAATTGCTCATATAATTTATTAGTAGTTATAAATTTAGTGAGTTTTCCTTCTTCAGGTTCTCCATGTCCATTAAAATGAGTTTGTTGTTCTAAAACTAAATAATAATTAATTTTTTCTTCCATATTTTTCTTTTAATTAAGTTTCAAATATAAGACTTAAACCTTATAATTCCAAATTATAAGGTTCTTATCTAATATTATTTTATATATTTAAAGGTAAATTTGCATAAAGTTCTGTACCACAATACTTTCCATAAGATTTAAAAGAAAATCCACTTCTATCTATACCAGTAATAGTACAATCTACTCTAAGTTCATTTTCACAACTATCTAGTATAACACAATTTTCTTGTATTTCTTCAAATTCTTTATCTGTTAATTCTATATAAGACCAACCTTCTTCATTATTTTCTAAAAAATCATTTATGATAGGGTAATATTCATTACTAGAGTCAAAGAATTCAAACATAATTACTCCATGCTCAGAATATTCTCCTTTTAATCCATTATTTTCTAGTATAGGTATAATTCTTTCTTTAAAGTCTATACATTGTTTTGCATTTATTATAATAAAGTCACTTACAAAGTAATCATCATTATTATTTGCTGTAGCTATAATCCAATCTGTAGGTTTTTTACTTAATTTCATATTTTATTTACTTTTATTATAATTATCAATATTTTTATTCATTAATCTTAAATCAACTTCATTCAGCTCATATACTTCTTTTGTCATATATTTATATTTTTCATTAATTTTATCACATATTTTCATTTGTTTATCCATATAATCATAAAATTCATAAGAAATTAAGGCTATATTATCTTGATTCATTGTTTTAAATGACTTAATAATATTATAATCTAGTAAAGCTTTTTCATGTTCTAATTTATTAATTAGCTCCATGTGATGTGCAATTATTACATCTATTTGCTCTTGTTTTTCCATATTTTATTTATTTTCAACATTTTCTAATTCTTTAAAATTCCATAATTTAACTAATTTATAAGATAATTCCATCTTTTCTTTAGCTAAATCAACATTTCCTTTCCAAGCTTTTAAAAACCCATTATATACAGCTTCTTTATATTCTTCTTCAGTCATATCTATATCTAATACTTTTTCTGCATATTTTTTACCTATTTTTGGGCTTAGATTTTCAAAATCTGTACTATCTCCTATCAATACTTGGGTCCAAAAGTTATAATTAGCTGTTTTTTCATCAATATATTGATAAAAATCTTTAGAATAGTTGTAATGGTATCCAGAAATAGTTAATAAATCTTTGTCTATTCCACAAATTAAAGCATTATCTCCTAAAGTATCTACTAATGTTTTAATTGCATCATCAGCTTCTCCTATAGGAGCTATAAAAGCATTATGTTTTTCTATAAGAATATTGTGCAAATAGTTAACTATTTCTGGAGTTTCTGGTCTATGAGTTTTATAAGAACTTAACCATTGTTTTCTAGGATTATTATTACCTTTTACACATAAATAAATGGTTTTTATAGTAAAATATTCTTCTATTTTGTTAAAAATTCCTAATAATTTCTCATTTAAAATACCTTCAGCTATATCAAAACCCCCATTTTTTTTAGTATAATATTCTGTAGGATTACCAAATTCATCATTTTTAGGCTGATAACTACAAATAAAAGGTAAGCTATCAGCATCAAATACAACTACTTTTTCCTCTTTCACATTAAAATCACTTATAATACTATTAATATTATTGTCATGTGGAATAGGTTCTATATAATCATTATTACTTTTTGTTACTAAATTCATTTTTATTTTATTTAATTTGTATTACTTTGTATTGAATAGGAGCTTCATATAGTCCAAAACTAATAAATTGTAATAATTGTTTATACCATTTTTTATGAGGTATTTCTAGTATTAGTAATTTATGAGTATTGTATATACCTGTTTCACTTTTTTGAAACCAATCTTCAGTAAATCTAATTTTAAAAGTTTCACTATTTGTTCCTGGTAAATCTTTGTTATTTATCATTATTTGTTATTAATTGTTTAGTTATAGCATCAAATTGTAAACCATGATTAGGACAAGTTATTACTCCATTAATATCAGGTTCTAAAGTTAAGTTTTGACCTCTGTGAGGACATTTACCTTTTATTATACATTTATGTTTTAGTTTAGAGTTTTTTATATAACTTACAGGAGTGGTAAATTCATTAGATTTTTTTATACATTTCATCATCATATAGACTATTTTAGTATTTTTAGTATGTTCTAATCTAATATTACTATCTTCAAATAAATAATGTTTACTTTTTTCTCCAAATTCAAATCTATAATCTACATGATAATGTAAGTAATTTTGTCCATTTTCTCTATCACTATGAGGTTTTTCTGAAGTAACAGGTAAATAATAAATATATTCAAATTTTTTATATGTAGGATAACCTATATTTAACTCATATAACTTTACTTGCTCTAATCTATTATAAACTTCTTTATATTCTATACAAGGGATTTTATAATAATTACCTATTGTATATTTATCTTTCATTATTTTATATTTTCTTCTATATTATAAGCATTTAAAATAGAATCTTTACTTACTGTAATAGTTACATAACCATCATCATAATTATTAGTAAAACCAGGTGTTTCATTTGTATCATTTTCTGAAACTCTCATTTCACTATTTAAAAATGCTTGTTCTAATGCTTTTTCAACATGTAAAGTAGCAAATTTTTTTAATGCTTCTTTAAAATCTTCTTTATCTATTAAATAAGCGTAATGTCCTTCTGTTAAAGCAACATGTTCTTTATAATAGTTAAATAATTGATCTGTTGTTTGTATCATAATAGTTTTTATGTTTTTATTTTAAAAAATATACCTAATATTACACCAAGGTATGATATTATTATGTAATTCTTTAAATTCATTAATTAATTGATTTTTAAACTCCCATTGATACCTAATATTTTCTCCTCCATATTGAGATATTTTAGTTTCTTGTATTTCTGGTTTCCAAAGTAGGTTTTCTATTTCTATAGCATTTTGTTCTAAATTAATATTATGTAAGTTTTGATTATGAGTTAAAAATATAACTTCACAAGCTACTTTATCTTTATATAATACTTTCTGATCTATTAGTTTAAATAATTCTTCATAATCTTTTTTCCAAGTATTAGTATATACAATAGGACTAAAATTAATATGTACATCCCAACCATGCTCTATAAATTTATTAATAGCTTCAATCCTTTTCTCTATTTTAAAAGTTTTAGGTTCTAAAATATCAGACATATGTTGAGGCATTAAACTATATCTAATTCTTAGTTTTTCATTACCATAAGGTAGTAATTGATTATTAACAAATTTAGTAGCAAAAGTAGCTTTAATATTAGGAGTTTCTGTAAAAAACTTTAATACTTTATCCCAATTATAATCTTTCCAATGATAATTAAGATCTACATCACATCCCACATCAAAAGTCCAATACTTTAAATCTGTTTGATTAGGGATTTTAGTACCTAATTTTAAAGAATGTTGTCTTATTGATTCTAATATTTCATCTACATTAGTATTAATATAAATATATTTTCTTCCAAATCTTCTAGTATAACAATAACTATTAGAACATCCAGCATTGCATCCCATAATAAAATTGGGGGTTACCCAGTCAGATGACCTACCATTCTCTTTAATATTAAGAGTTTTAGTCTTTTGATATTTAAGTTCTAATTGCATTATAGTTTTAATTCTTTTAAAGGTGTTAATTTTCTTTGTGTAAAGTAAGTATTATCTATAATAGATTTATAAGTTTCTTCAGTAGTATCTTGAACTTTAGGCATTTCTTTGAAGATTCCCACTACTGGATTAAAGGCAAGTCCAATTCTGACATCATCTGAGCCATAACTATTCTTTAATATTTTAATACTTCTATACATTTTATTACCATAAGAGTTTCTTAATTTTTCTAAATTATAACCAATAGGGTCAGGTATTTTATATCTCATTGGATCAAATAAAGCTATACATACCTCACTATCTTCTTGTGTTGATGCAGAATCTTTAAAGTCCTCTAACATAGGTTCTACATCTCCATTTTTTAATCTTATAGGGTTAGATATATCTCTGTTAAATTGAGATATTTTTACTATAGTATAACCATAAACATCTCTAAATTTTCTAGCATCTTCTGAAGATTGATCTATAATTTCTTTTTTAGAGGATAATCTAACTTTATCTCCATTAGGATAACTTCTGGTTTCTTTCTTTTGTAAACCAATATGGTCATAAATTACTATAACATGCTCATTAGGGTCATTAGGGATATATTTATAATTATGTTCATCTATTTTTACTTTTTTACCATTAGCTTCAGCATAAGCATCTATAGTTTTTTTAATACCCATAGGATTTTGAGGATTTTCTATAATAGTAACTACATTATTTAACATAGTATTTATATAATCTTTGTAAGATTTTACTATTTCTAGTTCTTCAGCAGTTAATTTATTTTCTTTAGAAACCCAACCTAAAATCTTATTTACAGATATAATTTGACCTGTATCAGTAAATATTTTTCTACTTATCCATTTAGCTATTTTGTAGTTTTTTCTTCTTTCCATAGAAAAATAGAAGATTTTTAACTTCAATCCTTTAGTATTTTTAGGAGATAAAACAAACTCATAAGGATTTAATACAAAAGCATCATCTAAAAATGTAGTTTTTCCTGAACCTGTAAAACCTCCTATTAGGTAATAAGTAGCTTTTCTTAACCCTATATGATAATTTAATCTATCAAAACCCATTGAAATAAGTTCTTTATTTAATCCTTCTGTTATTTCTTTCTCTAAATCATCAAAATAATCTATCATTATATATCAAATGTGTTTATTGGTGTACTTGTATTGTGATTAGCTTGAATAGTTGTATTTTCTTTTCCATCATAATTCTCATAATCATCTACTAACATACTCTTACTATCTTTACTTATATAGTATCCTAAGAGAGGAATATATTTAAAATTAGCTTTTACAGCTTTTCTTATGTGATTTAAGAGTATAGTTTCTATTTTATTGTAGTCTTTTAGTTTATATTTTAGAACTACTTTTTTAAGTTTATCTGTGAAATCTTTTAAATTTGGAAAAAAAGAATATTTACCATCTACTCTATATTGTCTTTCTCCTGTAAGTTTAAACAATTCATCTTGAAGTTTTTTATGTAAAAGAGGATAATTAATACCTTTTGTATCATTTTTACCTTCTATTTCCTTTAAAATTTCATAACCTTTAGTAGTTAATTCTTCAGTATTTGTTAGAAAACCTTCAGTTTTCATACCTACTATAATATCTAAATATTCTTCTCTAAAGTTAAAAAGAGCATTATCTTCTACTAATTTTAATAGAAGATAATACCTTACAGATAAACCTAGTTCTTTTATTTTTAATAAAGTTTCTAAGTTGTACATAGTTTTGTTTTTTTTTAATTATAATTATTAAAAAACCCTCTTATACTTTTTAAATTATATAAGAGGGTCTAAGACTTAATATAATTTATTTACTAATAATCATCACTTGTACTACTAGCTACAACTGCTCCAGAAGCTAAAAAGTTTTTTGAAGAGTCATAAATATCTATTTCCTGTGGTAAGAAATAGCTACTTTTTCTAAATCCATTTATTTCATCCATAGTGTCTATTAAAAATGTTTCTACTGGAGTAATTTTTCTAGATTTAGCTTCTTTAACTTGTACTAAAGAAGCTAATTTAGTAGGGTCTAGATTATAAGCTTTTACATTTTTAAACATATATCCAGGTAAAAATGCTCTGTTATAAACAGTTTGTACAGGAGTTCCATCATCTTTCAACTTAACTCCATAAGAACATACTACAGTTTTTTCATTTCCACTAACATCAAATCTGATGTCCATTAGAGTCTTTCTTAGTGATTTAAAGTTTCCTTTTAGCATAGTAGGTATATCTAATAAAAGATTTAAATCTTGACTATATATATCTAAATTAAACATATTAATCATAAAGCTATATACAGCAACTTCTCCTTCTAAAGCTTTTCTAAATACTTTATCTCCTAAATTATCTACTTTTTCTGGTTTAGCTCCAGCATTATATTTTTCTGTAACACTACCATCTACATTTTTCCAACTTAATACTTTACTAAAAGATTTAAAATTATCCCATAATTCATCTTCTGTTATAGCCCATTGATTAGCTCCCAATTGATTAACCCATTCTGGTTTACCTTCTTTAGATACTCTTTCTTTGTCTGTTACTTGAAAACTCAATTGATCTATTTGTTCTGTTCTTGTATTTCTAACATAAAAAGCTAATCTGAAGTATTTATCTCCTTCTGTAGTTTCTCCTGTATATTCAGGATCTTTAAATTTAGCAATAGTTTCTTCATTATCTATGCCTAATAATGTCATAAGTTCTTCTTTTGTAGGATTAATTCCTACTAATGTAGATTCTCCATACCCTACATATAATTTCTTTTCTGTGTTTGTCTGTTCTCTTTGTGGTAAATTCATACTTTTTTAATTTAATTTTTTTTTGTTTAATAATGTGTAAATATAATATAATATAGTGAATATAAAAATTTTATTTTGTTAAATTTATAATTTTATCTAATAAATCAGATTTATTAAATAATCTATAACCATCCCCTAATATCTCTTTTATCTTACTAACTATTTTAATAGCTATTTGACCTTCAGTTATTTCTTTTTCTACTTTTTTATACTCTTCTTTAGTAATAGATTCTGTCAATTCTTTAGTTATAGTTTCTTTTTGAATTTCTAATTGAGATTGTAATTTTTGTCTTTCTTTTAACAAACTTTCATTATATTTAAATAAATCAGCATTATCAGACATTAATTTTTGATTAGATTCTAATAGTTTAGTATGTTCTAATAGAGTTTTTTCTGCTTTGTCTAATTTGTTTTGAATTTCTTTATTCAATTCCTTCCTAAGATTTTCTCTAATTTCAACTTTAATTTCATCTAAACCATGTAAAGTTATTTCTTCTGTAGTAGGAGTAAAATATTCATTTTTAACAAAAAAAGTCTCTATTAAATCTTGATAATGTACTCTACTTCTTAAAAAATGTGTATTATCTTTCACATTTAAACCTAAAAAAGTACATAATTTTTGATAAGCACTATATTCATCACAATGATTATATAAAACTTCTCTTTTTTCAGTTTTTGTAATTTTAACTACTTTCATTTTAGCATCTTCTAATGCTTTTATTTTTTCTTCTTGTAGTTTTTCAATATCTTTCTGTAACAATCTTTCATTTTCTAAAGACTTCTCTAACAATGTCTTATTTTCTCTCATTATATCATATTCTGATATATCCATTTCTATTTTTGCCATAATTATATTTGTTTGTTTTTATCTATTTAGCTAAATACCAGTTTTTACCAACATTTGCATCTGCTTTTATGGTTAATATAGGGTTTTTAATAAATTTATTACCCTCTGTAACCATAATTTCTCCTAATTTTTGTTTATATAATTCTGTTAAATTATCTTCTACTTCCATAACTATTTCATCATGAACTACTAATACTATTTTAGCTTTACCTATATGATTATTTTTTTTAATAAAATTAAATAAAGCTATAGTAGCTTGTTTGGTTTGATGAGCAGAAGTAGCTTGTACAGGATTATTTAAACATAATCTCATATATTGAGATTTTAGTTTAAAAAATTTAGATATTTTACTTTTATTATTATAATAATAATTATAAGCTATTTGATTTAAAATAGTATATTCTTTTTTATCCTCTTTAGCTTTAAATTGAGCTTTATACTCTTTTTTACCTATTTTATATAAATCCCAATTATCTTTAGTAATAGCTTGTATTTTAGTTTCTAATTCTTTATATTCTTTATAATAAGGTAAATGTAATTTAAATCCTAAAGCAGATTCAATATATCCTAATTTAGTAGCTTCTTGTAATTTTTTATTACCTGTTTCATATAAACCTGAATGTAATTCTTTAAAAGAATTTTCTATTTGTTGTGCTCTTTCTATAGGAATGCCTTCATTTTGATGTAAAGTAAATGCATTACCACCATAAGCAAATAAAAATCTTGGAGCTTTAGCTGAGTTTCTTTTAGATTTATGGTCTTTAATAATCTCTTCATCACTTAAATCTTGTAATTCTTCAGGATATAATACTCTAGCAAAAGCACAATGTAAATCTAAATCTTGTACTACAGAAGCTATCATCATTTCATCTCCAGATATGTCAGCACCTACTATATTTTCTTGTCCAGCATAATCAGATACAATCATTTGAAAACCTTCTTTAGCTTCTATACATTCTCTAGTTCTTTGATTAGCAGGAAGATTAAGTGTATTAATATCTCCTCTTCTGGTAGAAATCCTAGCAGTATCTAAAATAGGATTATAGGTGCTGTAAATTCTTCCTTGTATTACTTTATCTAATATATTTTGACCAAAAGTAGATACATCATGAGAAGCAGATTGATATTCTAACCATATTTTAACAAATTCATGAGATGATTTATTAATAATATCCTCTCCTATACTTTCTTTTCCTTCAGAAGTAATTATATTAATTTTTAGTTCTTTAAACACATCAATCATTTGTTTAGCTGAAGATATAGATATTTTTAATCTTTTAGAAGTATCAAACATATCTATTTGATTATCTCTAAATTGAGGTAAGTTATTATAAATATATTCAATAACTTGTAATTCTTTTTCTTTTTTAACTTCTTTATCTTTTTCTACTTTAGATAACCAAGCTTTTTCAGATAAAGGAACGCCACATTGTTCTATATAAGCTAAAGCTTGAATATGTTTACAATGTAAATCATATGTTTCTTTATAGCCTTGTTGATAAAGTTTATTTTCCAAAAAATTATGTAATTCTATTAATCTATCTACATCATTGAAACAATATTGAATACTTGTTTGAGTTGATAATTTAACAGAATGTATATTTTTTTGCTCTGTTTTATCATAAATAATACCTAATTCTCTATAAAATACAGCACCAAAATCATGTCTATATTCCATAATACCATTATATAATAACTTAGAAGCTATAAAAGTATCTTTAGTACTGGTAGGATAAAACCCATATTTATATAAAAATCCTAAATCAAATAATAAATTATGACCTATTAATGTTTTACCCTCTAAATAAGGTATTACATCTTTAGGTTCATAATTATTATCATAACAATGTATAAGATAATTATTTTCTCCTGTACCTATTTGTGTAGCAAATATATTTCCTAATATAGGTTTTAATGAAGTAGTTTCACTATCATATGCAATAGTATCAGGTAGTATCATATCTTCAAGATTACAATAATTATAATCTCCTATTTTCTGAAAAAAATTCTGGTCTTTTGTGATAATATAATTTGCCATTTACTTATAATAAATTTAATTGTATACCTACATTATAACCTTTAATTACTTTAGAAAGTTCCTTTAAATCTATACCTTCTTTATAGTATATTATAGTTTCGTTTTCTCCTAAATAACATAAATCTCCAAAGTTTTCTTTAAGTAATTTTTTTAATTTATTCATAATTTAAATGTTTTATCTATTAAATCTGTAATATTAAATTCTTTATCACAAATATAGATATTAATAATTAATTTTTCTTCTTCTTTCTCTATAAAGTTGAAGTTAATGTTATATACATAACCTAAAGAATCATCTTGTATTATAGGTATTTTATGTACATTTTGTTGTTTAGTATTAGAAAGATCTCTTTGAGTAATAGTATCTTGAAAAGCTTTATCATAAAGATAAGCTTTGTTTCCTAAATCACTTTTATTTTTACTTAAAGAACCTTCAAAAGTATAGTAGAAAGCTAATTTTTGTCCTTCTTCTAGTTCTATTTTATTGTCTTTCAAAGATTTAAGTAAATTTTTAGTCACTACATCTACAAAGTATTTATGTAATTCTACCATTATTTTAGCTCTAGAATGATGATGAAGATTCCCAGAATATAAATCCTGGGAATTAATCTTCCATAATTTAGGTGTACCTGCTACTCTAGTATTTTTAACTATTTTCTCTCCATTACTATCTAAAGCCATACCTTTTTTATCATAAGTAATACCTAATTTTTTATGTTTCTTAGGTATTTTATCTTCTTCTGTAACTTTATAATATTTAGGTCTTCTAGCTTTAGATAATTCAATATGGGTTATATAGTTAGGTATTTCTATAGTATATTTTTTATATATCATTTGCTAATACTTTATCTAATTTTTCTTCATCTAACAAAGATAATAATGACATTACTTGTTCTAAAGTATTTATAAATTTTTCTTCTTTAGGTTTACCTTCCATTAAAAAAGAATCTTTAATCTTTTCTAGTTCTATTCTCAACACAATACATAAATCTACATAACCTGCTTGTGCTTTTGTATAATCTGTCCAATCTATAGATTGTAATAGATTGATATATGCTTTATTTTCTCCCATTATCTTCCTTTTGTAAATATTTCTATTATTTCACTTTCTATTTCTGTAGAATTTATAGGTTTTTGATCTGCCCAAACAACTACAATTTCAAAAAATCCTAATCCATCACTTTCTTCTCTTACTTCAAAGTAAAAATCTTTACCTTCTAATGTTATACTTCCAGGATAATAGTTTATAGTTAATGAAGGTTGACTTTCTATTAATATTATTTTATTGTTCATTTATATATTTTATTTTATTTTTAGGAATGTTTTGCAAACTTGACATTAACCACTTTTGCTGAAAAGGTTCTGAAGATACAAAAATATGTATTTCTGCATCTTCAGTATCATCTAAAAGTGATCTTCCAATTTGCTGTTGAAGGTTTTCTCCATTACTATTAATAGCTGTTAAAAGAATTATTCTAAGGTTTCTATATGTTTTACCTATACTTCCTTTTCTTATAAGACATAATTGATTTATAGTTTCATTTTGAAAATCTTCTAACACACTATTATCCTTAGATTTAGAATTAAACATAGGTAAATTATATCTTTTTCCTACATTTTCATCTCCAGTAAACAAAAGAAATCTTTTATCTTGATTGTTTTTAATCCAATTATTTACACAATTTACTAAAGAATCACAAGAATTAATAAATCTCATCCTATTTAAAGTATGAAAAAACTTTTCTTTTTCAAATTGAGAAGTAGCTATTTTATTTGTTAATCTTTTTAACTCTCTATAATCAGTAGATTTCCATTTCTTACTTTTACCAAATTCTTTTATAGTAGTAGCATCTAAATCATATTGATGTATAAATATTTGATAATCAATTATTAATTCATCTTTTATAGCTTGTTCTGTAGAATAATTAACTATTAAATCTAATCCTGTGTTAAATTTTAATGTATTTAAGGTTTCTGTGTTATAAGTACCTGAAATTAAAAGAATGTGTTTAGTTTTATTAACCAATTGATTTACAATAGGTAATTGAGTTTCTACAACAAGATTGTGAGCCTCATCTGCTATTATAATGTCAAAATCTAAATCTTTTACTTTTTCTATAGATATAAATGTACTATAAGTAATATTAGGATAATAATTTAAAATTTTACATTCATCTTCCCAAGAGATTTTTATATCTACAAAAGGATATAATATTAATACTTTAGGATTTTCAATATCTAATTTTTTAATAGATTCTAAAATTACTCTACATTTTCCTACCCTCATACTTGCCAACACAATACCTTTAAAGTTATTAGCTATAATAGTTTTTTTAATATCTTGTTGTACTATATCTTTTTTAGTCATCATAATTGTGAGTAATAATCATGTATTTTATCTTCAAATTCTTTCATTTCTTTGTTTAAACTATCTTCATAATAAGCTATTGCAGTATATTTAGCTCTACCTATAGTCATTTCATTGTTAAATGTAATATCTAAGTTTTTTTGAAAATGTTTATTTACATCATTCCAATTTAATTCTATACCAAATTCTTTACTTGCAAATACTATACAATGTTCAATAGCTTCTTCAATAGTACACATTTCATTATCATTTACTTGTATGTTTTTTAATTCCCAAGGTATTTCTGTAACAAAACACCCCATTCTATTAACCCAATGAAAACCTGGAATAATCCAAAATTCTTCATCTTCTACAGATAATAATGTCCAAATTTGATTATTAAGTTGAGATTTAATAAAATCTAAATCATCTCCAAAAGTTTCAAACATAGTCCCACCATAAGAGGAATTCTTTGTTATTGTATTTTTAATTGGTTTATACTTTTCAAACCAATCATCATAATTAAGTGTTATCATATTTAATGTATTTGTATATTTAAATCCTCTACAACCATGTATTGACAATTTGTTTCTTTTATTCCTTTTTCTATACAATAATCACTATCAAAAAAATCTTCTGCATTGTCCCATACATTTTCATCATAAGGAAATACATGTACTTCTGTTGTACTGAAATCTAAAATTATTATTTTTTTCATATTTTTAATCTTTTACTTTACTTAAAGCTGAAATAATACAATTTACCAGGTCTGAAATACTAAATGATTTGTCAGTATTAAAAAATTTATCATATTCTACTTTTATTAAATCTTGTAATTTATCTTTATGTGCATTATAAAAATCAGCAAATTTACCTACATTTTGTATATCATGAGTCTTTACAGCATAAAGTATGTTATTTGTTTCTTTACTAGAAGGTTTATTTGTAATTAACCATAATCCTTCTCCAAGATTAGTACAATCTATCGTTTCTACATATTTCCTTCCTATTTTTCTATAAAATGTGTTACTTCTTTCCATTATTTATTAATTTTAACTATTTTATAATTATAAGGATTATTAAAACTTGTGGAACCTCCTTCAGTTATAATAATCATAGTAGGAATTTTAGTTTTTACAGTAATAGCAGGTATATATCCATCAGTTGTTATAATAGCAAAATTCCAACCTTTTTGTCTATAATTGTTGTTTGTCTCTATTAAAGCACAATTTAAATCTGTGCCACCACATTTAGTTCTTGTAATTTCTAATTTACCATCATATTTTTTAGTAGGTTCTACTTCTGCATCCCAACTAGCATAATCTATATTTCCTCCAGCTTTCCAAACATTATATAATTCAGCATTACATCTTTCTAAATCTTGATTACTAACTGAACCACTTGACATTTGTATTCAATATAAGTCGTTAATTTATATTCGTTTATTAAACTGCTTATAGTTTCCTATAAGATTAGACTATATCATCACCCTTTCATAAGGGTGTGTAGCACTTCCACTCACTTGAGTGTACTTCCATCACTGGAATAGTCGTTGAACCTTTATCCTTTAATTAGGATACTTGGCTGCTGATTGCCCAATCTTTGTCTCTTTTACTATACACAAAACATTACTGTTTGTGAGAGTGTACAAAGCTCTAAGGGGTTTCCAGTCAATTCACTACATACTTATAAAAAATTACTTTTTTACAGGACTCTTGACATTGTTGATTAATTTATTGTATTTTCTGGACAAAAATAATGGTTCATCTTTATATAACCATTCTATAAATCTTGATAATTGTTTATTTCCACCGTAATTAAAATTTCTAGTATTTGTATTTCTTTCAGGATATCTTTCATATAGTTTAGTTTTTTTAAAATCTAACTCTTTTATTAATATGTTTTGATATTCTAAAATAAATATTTCCGTTCCTATAATACTAATGTTAATTTCACCTGTTCTTTTTGTTAAACTCACTCCACCATCTCCATCAAAATATCCTAACATAAAACTTTTAATTAATTCTTTTTTTAAAAAACTTGGAAAAGTTAATAAATGTGTTTTGTTAGGAACAACTCCCCACTTTTGTATTGTATTAAAAATATGCTTTGAGTAAATATTTATAGTTGCAGTATCTTCAAAATTGCAATTTTTACCATAAATAATGTTATCTTTTTTCCGACTTATTTTTATATCTCCTGTGTATTCTATACAATCTTTAAATTTTTTTAAAATATCAATATCTGATATTTTTAAAGATATTCTTAAAGAATTTTTTGATATATTTCCGTCAGCATATATTAATCCAAGCCAATAAGCTTTTTCTTTTGTGTCTATTAAATCAAAATAGTTTTCATTAAAATCATATTTTTTAGCACTTTTTAAATGATAAGGTATGATTTTAATATTATTTAATTTTAATATTTTTGCAACAGAAGTGTTTGTTGTCTTGTATTTTTTAGCTATTTGATAGCAATTTAAACCATTTTTATAATCAGTTATAATATCATCTTTTATAAGATAATTTTTATTTTTTAATAAAGAATAATCTGTAAAAGATAAATTTAATCTTTTTATTTTACTATAAATGTTTGATTTTAAAGTGCTAAAAATACTTTCTAATTGTTTAACAGTTGTTTTTTTATCAATTATCAATTTTTTAAGAAGTTCTTCTTCTTCTTTTGTCCATATTTTTTTTTTAATCATTTTTAATTTTTGTTAGTCTTAATGAGAAATAGTTCCACATATAAAACACAAAAACCATGCCAATTTTTAATCAGATAAAAATACACCTCTTACTTTAAATTTATGTTTAGTAGAAGGATTTTCTTCAAATCTTTTACTAGGTCTTTTTCTATTTGATAGTATTTCAGAAGATATAGTAGAACCAATAAACTTTCTAAATAAAGATTTCCAATTAACTACTTCTTTTATTTTAGTTATTTTGTTTAGTTGTCCTTTTAAATGTTTTGGTATAGTACCATTTTGCTTAGTTACTTCTTCAGATATTTTATCTAATCTACTCATAATATCTCTTTTAAGAACTTCTTTTTCTAGGTCTGACATACCTTCTGTAAGCTCTGACCATTGGGAGTGATTATCTATTTTTTCTTGATTATCTAACAAATCATCTAAGTTTTTATCTCCAGAAGTACCATTACCATTGCCAGGTTCACCTGCTTGACTATCTTCTCCTTTCTCTTTAGATTTTTGCTTATTGTCTTTAGCTTCTTTAAGCTTATTATAATAATAAAGACTATCTTTTTCTTCTTCTAACTTTAATTCAGGAAAAATCTTAGGTAGCATTCCTCCTTCTATAAATTCTAATTCATTTTGATAATTGTTTACTAATCTAGAATTGATAGTAAGATCTAAAGCTATATTATCTAAAGGATGTTCTAATCCAAATTCTTTACAGAATAAGAAAGCCTGAGAAATTAAGTGGTCTGTTTCATGTAAAACTAAGAATATTCTTTGTTTTTCAGTTAATGTATCCCAAAAATCAGGATTAAATAACATTACAGGTATTTTAGCATTTGGATGTTTGGCTAAACATGCTGTTTGTATTCTTTTATCAAAAAACTTACCAACTTCAGTTAAAAATAATCCAAAAAATACTAATTTAGAATTATTTATAATAGTAAATATTATATTTTGTAATTCTTTTTCTTGTTTTTTATATTCCATTTTTAATTATTGTTTTTAATATTAAATCATTAAATTCTTTAGTAGTATATTTTAGTTGTTTTTCAGTTTGGTCTATTATTATTTTACTTACTATATTTTGCCATATTACAACTAATTTTACTTTACCAGTAATATTAAGTTTTTCAACATTCACTATATATTTATTTTTATCATGTAATAGTTTTTGTAAATTTATTAACCCTTTTTCTTGATATATAATATTAGCATATAAAGTAGCTATTTCTATATCATCACTTTCTAAGTAATCTTCTTTTTTCATTTCTTTAAAGGGTTTAACGAGAATTTAAAAATTCTTTTATCTTCGTATCATATTCATAATAATAATTTGGGGTAGCAAATAATCTTATAGTAATAGATTTTACTTGAGGTATTAAATGGTTTGTTATTATAATATTAGGTTCATATCTAAAAACATAATCTTCAACTATATCAATTTTATACTTATCTAATACTAATTTTAAATATAATTCTGATATTTCTCTATCTTTAGATTTTACAAATTTAAATAGATTTTGTAATTCTTTAATCATTGTCATCATTATTATTAAGTTCTATTAAAATGGATTTAGTTGGATCTTTTAACCACATATTTTCATAAAAAGCATTACATCTTAATAAAGTAAGTATACCATTTAACTCATAAAATGAATACTTTTTTGTTCCTTCAAAAGCTTTAGTAACAGCTCCTAAACCTTCATTTTGATATACTATTTGTAAATAAAGATTTATAATATCTAAATCATCCCCTTCTAATGCTTTTTTTAATGTCATATTATAAGATTTTTATTATTTTTCAATTGTTCAGATCTAGAAATAAATCTATTATTTTCAAATAAAAAATAAAAAGTAGGTTTAAAATTTGTTGATATTGCTATTAAAGTATTAGTTGTAGGATCACCATAAGCATAAAATAACCTATCCATATCTTCTTTTGCTTTAAAATAGTCTATTAAAACATCTTTACCATATTTTTCATAAATTATATTTAAATATAAACAAACTATTTCTGTATCATCTGAATATAAATATTGAAATTCTTGTGCCCATTTTTCTTCTATCATAATTATAAAATTTAAAAAGTGGTATACTCTTTTACAAATATACCACTTTTATTATTATTATTATTAAGTAGTTAATATTTTAATTAATTTTTCTCGCTTGATCAACTCTGGAAATAACTTAGTAGTTTTCTTAACTGAAAGTAAAACAAGATCAGGACTCATATATTCAGATTCCATAATTTCAGCATAATTATTTATCATATCTTTAGTGAAATTTTTATGGTTTACTAACACATAATTCATAACTCTTCTACTCATTATGGAAGAAATATCTATTCTTTTCTTAGAACCTTCACCAATACAAGTTTTTAAGTCTTTTAAAGCATCTTCTGGTTTCATCTTTAATAATTGTTCTGGAGTAGATAATTTGTCTAATTTATCTTCTATGAACTTATTTAACATTAATAGATGTTCTTGAGGAACAGCATTTTGTCCTAAATTAAAGACTATCTTCCAATTATCAGATAAATTATTACATAATCCTTCTGAAGCTTGGAAAAATTTAGTCCAAATTCTTAAATTTCCTTTTTTACAATGATTACCATCAGCATCTACATTAGACCCTTCTATTATTTCAGGATTTTTTAAAAGAAAATTTATAAAAGGACTTCCTATTTCAGCTTTTTCTGCAAAGTTTAATGCCCAATCTTCTACACTAGCTTTCATTCTTATAGGGATATAGCGAGTTTTTTGAGCTTCATCCATTGTTGTAACTGAAAAACTTTCATCCCCATCATCAGGATTAGAAGTACAAATTACAGTACTACCTTTTGGTAATGTCCAAGAAATTGTTTCTTGAGCTACAATTAATTGCATACAAGCATTCATCATCATAGGAGAGCATCTGGAAAAATCATCTAAATTTAATATTACAGGTTTATCTTCTTTTCCAACTAACCATTCAGGTTTAGCATAACTCATTCTACTTTCTCCATTAGCATGATAACCTTGTAAAATATAATCATTTAATAATTTATCTCCTATCCACAAACATTCTTCATTTTTACAAACTTTGTATTGTGTTATAGGAAATCCAATTAAATCACCTACTTCAGCCATTGAAAGATTTAATGATATATAATGATGAGTGTTTAATTCTCTAGCTGTTTGATCTACTACAGCTGATTTAGAAATACCAGGTTCTCCTATTATATTATAAGCAACTGGATGATGTCCTTTTTCTGCTAATTTTATGTTTTGAGGAATTACATATTTTAATAATTCTACTACTTCTGAAGGTTTTAATTCTGTATTTATCATATTTTTTTATTTAAAAGTTTTTATTTGGATAAAATGTTTTTAATATTTTTAATTTTTGTTCTATAATTCTAGACTTTTTTCTCCTATAATAAGACATAGGATGAGAATTAGCTAAAATAACTAAAAATTTATCTCTATTTAAACTATGATCATATTCCCATAATATAGTCCAACCTAAATTAAATGTTTCTTGATCTGAAGATTTTAACATTAATGTTATTCTTTCAATCATTTCTTCAGGTAAATCAGTATTAGAAGATTTAAATTTAATATTTTCTGGAAAAATAAATTTGAGTTCTGGCGTATTAGCTAAAATACATGCTAAATTAAGATTATTTAAAGATTCTTTTGATCTCCAACTATCATTAGATATTATAAGAGTTGCAACTACTTGTAAACCATTTTCAAAATAATAAGTTATATAAGGTAAACTATTAGTTATATAATAATTAGCTTTTGAAAGATCATGTACTATTTTATTAGTAGGATATTGTTTTTTAAATTCTGTTCTAGAAGTTTGTACAGCTTTATTAAAATATACAGTTTTTCCTTCTTCTAAAGTAGAACTTTTTGGAAGATTGTTTAGTTTATTTTTTATATTATCATAATCAACTTTTAGTAAAGTATCTCCTGGTTTATATTGTTTTATCATATTTTCTTTATTTTGTTTTTAGCATAATTAATGTTTAAATTATTTCTTGCATTTATAACATTTTCTAATACTTGTATAGATATATTTAAGTTATTACTACTTAAGAATTTTTTAAGCAATTGATTTATATAGACTTCTCTTTCTTCTTGAGGAATATTTTCAGAATTCAAAAGTAGACTCCCAAATTCTTTATTTTCTTCTATTTCAGAATTAATCAATTGCTCCAATAATTCATTTTTTATAGGTTCTTTTTCTTCTTTTTCTTCTAACATTATGCAAAATTTTCTGTTTCTTCTAAAATATCAATTTTTAATTCTTCTTCTACTGGAGTAATAACTTCTTGTACTTTATCTAATACATAATATCCCCAATCCATCCTTAATTGTTTATATTTACATAAATCTCTCATAGTTTTTAAAGCAATTTGTGCTCTTGTATAATCTAATTTCATATCTTGTCTATCTAAATAATACAATTGTTGAGTAAATAAAGGAACAAAATCTAATTTTTCTAAGTTTTTATCTAATCTATTGAATAAATCAATATATTCTTGATGATATAATTTAGGATTATCTTTAAAAAGATTGAAGATTTCTTCTAAGAAATGTACTTGATCTTCAGAAGGATATTCAAATAACTTTTCATTATTATATTTTTGTAAAAAATTCATTAAATGTAACAAATCATCTCCTATTTTAGTAGAAATATGTTCTTTTATGATTTTAATATTAGTATGATTTACTACTTCTTTATGTTTTTCTAAATTAATTCTGATATAATTAGCTGTTACATATTTACTCATTAAATCTAATCTAGATTTTAAATCTTCTATATAAATAAAATTATGTGGATTTTCTTGTTCTATCATTTTCTTTGTTTTTTCTGATACCATTATAAGTTCTAAATTGTTAATTCTGTTTTTAAGATTTGTAAATATAAATTCTAGTTTTCTTCTTTGACTTTCTAAACCATAGATATGTAACTTAGGTAATTTTCTTAAATCTAATATATTTACAGCTGTATCTTCCCAAATTGCATTCCAACTAATCCATTTTTGTGGTTTTCTAGGATATTTAAGTATTATTTGGTCATTGTTTTTAACTACTTTAGGTTTAGACTCTTTTACAACTTTAGCTTTATCTAAGAATTCTTTAGGAATTTCAATATTTTTAAAACATAAAGTTTCAAATTCTTCCTTTAGTTTCATAAATTTATCATATTCAGTATCTACATATGCTTTTAAAACCTCATCTTCAAGATATTTCTCCATAGATTTACCTACATAATTTAAAAAACATATTCTTGATTTATAAGTAATATTTCCAACTTCATCTATAATTTCTTCATATAATTTATGATAAATTACTTCAGATTTATTATAAAATTTAAAAAGTTCTCCTAAAGATTTATAATATTCTTGTTCTACTCTTTTTAAAGATTTACCCATAAAAATATTATTATTTTCTGAATATCTACTAAAACCATTTCTCGCCAACACATTATGCTTTAGACTATATTTTAAAGTATAATGCATACTCCAGGTTTGTGACATAAAATTACTAAAATTATTAATATCTGTATAAGAATATTCTTTATAAACAGGTTTATTTAAAATAATATCAGTATGTGCTTTTAAGTTATTAATATAAAAAGTATTTTCTCCTATTTTTATAACATCTCTTAAGTTATCTATAGAATCTCTAAAATTAAACATATTAGTACATTCTTTTACAGGATTTTCTTCATTATATTTATTGTAAAACCAATCAGCTACTTTTTTAATTTTATTTAATACTTTATCCTTATAATCTTTTTCTATAGTAATTACTTCTCTTGTAGGATTAGTTTCAAAATCATTTAAGTTAAATCTTAATGCTATAGGCATTGAAATTTTATCTATACCTAATTCTTCCCATTTAATAGGATAACTATATTGATCTAAACAAATATGTAAGTATTTATCTTGATTTAAAGTACTAAATTGAAAGTCATCTGACTTATATATTGCAAATTTGTCGTTAATTTCTAATAATTCTTCTTTTATATATTTTTGAGAATTAATAAAACTTAAATCAAATTTGAATCTAATATTTTGAAAATATTTAGATTTTTCTATTAGTTTGTCATAAAATGTAGTTAAATCATATTTATCAATTATTAATTCAAAGTAAACTCCTTGAGGCTCATCACTTTCAAAATAATCTTCACATTTTATAAATAAACCTTTGTTTTCAACTTCTTCTAGTCTAGCTTTAAACCCTTTCCCATTTTTATATACTATATAATTACAGCTTTTTTGATATGCACTAAAACTAATGGATCCTATCCCATACTTTCCTAGCTCTTGATTTTCAGTACTATCTTTACTTTGAGTCTTACTAGACTCTAAAAGAGTACCTACTAATCTTTTAAATTCTTCTATACTATCAAAACTACAACCATAATCTCTTATATAAAAATAAAAATCAGAATCTACTTGTTTTATACCTATATCAAAGTTTTCTTCTTGTTTACCTATTTTACGCATAGCATCAGTACTATTTTGTAAAGCTTCTGATATAAAACTATATTTATCTGAATATAATTTAGATCCTAAAAGTTGTTGTAGCTTTGTAGTATCATTTTTAATTTTTAATTGTTCCATAATTCTATTTTATTTGGTCCAAAATGGTTTTTTCTATATGTAAATTTAATATCAGCTTTTCTTAATAATTCTATAGCTAATTCTAAAGTTTCTTCATCTTTAGATTGAGTCATTTGATACAGTTTTAAAGGTATACCTTCATATAAATCCCAACTATTTTTAACTTCTTCATCTTTAAAATACTCTGGTAATTCATCATAATTGTTTGTTACAGTGGTTTTTAAGAATCTTATTCCTTGTTTAAGGCTGTATTTATCATGTTTAATTATAAACTGTTTTTCCATAGTCATAGTTAAATTTTATTTTATTGTTATCAATAGTTGCAAAGTTAGACATATTTACATAATCTTCTAATTCTCCTGCTAATGTATTTTCTGGTTCATGATTATCAATAGCTTCATTAATAATTTCTTGAATATCTTCAAGCATTTTACATTTTTCTGAATTAATGTAAAAATCTTTAGCATATTCAATATCTAAAAAATCAGACTCTCCTGATATTTCAAGTACATACTCTTTACAGAATTTATGTAGTTCTGGAGTTATTTCTAATTTTATAATATCAGTAAAAGACTCTGACCATTCTTCTGTAGCACTTTTACTGTAATTAAATTCATTTTCTTCTTCATCAAATTCAATTAAAACTTTTCCAAATTCTCCTTGATAATGTCCATCAGAGTCTTCATAAAATTCTACATTTTCATAAATATTATCATCTAGGGTTTCTCTGCTTTCATCACTCATAATAACCTCTTTATTTTCTTTATCAAAGAAGATTAAAGAAATATTATTCATAGAATCTCCCCCACAACTAAACTCAAATTCTGCTCTATCTATTTTTTTATCTAACCATTCTTTTATTAATTCTTCCATTTTTTAATTATTTTACAAGATTTCCATTTTAAATTAATATTATACACTTCCCAATTCCAAATAACATCTATTTCATTATTTATTTTTACTAATAACCATTCCATCTTTTAATTTTTATTAATTTTTCCATTTTTCTATTACTTTTTTAGCTAATTCTATTGAATCAGGATTATCAATATCTTTTACTCCATTATTCATCCAAGATTGTATTTTCATATTTTTTAAATAATCTTGTGGAGTAGGTATAAATTTATGTCTAAAGTCTTCACTCACATGTAACATAGCTATATCTACAGTATCTACAGATTTTCCTTCTGAGTTTATTATATTATAACCAAATACTCTAGGAATAACTTCATAAATAAACCAAGTATTGTGTGTTAACATCCTAGAAGTATTATTATTCATACAAGATTTTGGACTATCTAAAAATTTATGTAATTCTATGTAGTCTTCTATTTTTCCTCCCCAACGCTTTACAGAGGATTTTGAATGCAAATGTGGGTTCATATTCTTTTTTTTTTATAATTTATATAAATTGAAATGTCATATTTAATTTTTTACTAGTTTTTCTTTCTCCTTTTGCTATTCTAGAAATATTACTAATGTTAATATTTAAAATTTTAGAAGCTTCTGAAATAGAATTAAAAATTAAAATTTTTCCATTTTATTATTTTTTAATTAGTTTAACAACTTTATATGTTTCATTTTCTGCAAATGTTATCATATTTTCTTCATTAGATAACCATTCATCATTATATTTTATACCTGAAAGATGCATCATCTCATGAAATACTAATGCTGTTGTTTCAACATCATTATTACATCTACTTAAATTTATAAACACAAATGGTTTACCATCAATAGGAGATACATTACAAAAACCTGCTATATAAGCATCTTCATTAGTGTTATTGTATTTTTCACAATCAACTAAATTAAGACCATGCATTTCAGTTACATTAAAATGTTTAAATACATCACAAGGACTATAACTAAGAATTAAAGTATATAGTGTAAATTTAAATATTATCATTTTTTTATTTTTTGTAGTCAGGACAAGGATTCAAACCTGCTTTCTTTCTTTGTGGAGACTGCGTTTCCCTTACGCCACCTGACTATTTTATTATTGTTGATTATTATCCTCAAAAATACTATTTTTGTTGATAGTATCCTACATTTCTGTTATTTAATACGAGATAGCTTCTTTTTCATTTGATTTTGTCATATTAATTCTATTTTTATTTCTTTAATTTCTAAATCTTCAATATTTTCTAATATATAATTTTTTATATCATCTTCAAAACTTAATTCTTCTGTATTAGAATTAATTTCGTAATAAGGTTTTTCAGAATTAATATTTAAAAAAATATCTGTTATTTGTTTTTTAGAAGCTATATAAGGATAAGAAGATATAAAATATCCTATTAGACTATCAAGATTTAAATATAAATCTTTATTTTTTACTTTTATTGCATACATATTATATTAGTTTTTCTTGTTTTATAATTTTTATTGCTAAATTAACTGTTTCATTATCTTGAGAAAATAACATTTGTTTTACTTTTTCATGTTTTTCATCAAATAATAAAGGAAATTTAGATTTAGTTATAAGATTATTTTCATTATTTGCTATTAAATTAGAAATAGCATAAATATAATAATCTTTCCAAAGTCTAGCTTTTAATAATTTTTCTAAAGCAATTTGTAATTTTTTATCTTTAATATTTTCATTTTTCAAATCATCTGAAAATATTATTTTTTTATTATATTTTAAAGCCCTACTTTGTATACAAAGTTTTTGTTTACTTGTTGTTCTACTATAATTTTCCTCTCTTAAATATATCTTATCTCCTAATAATCTAGCTAAAGGATAAGATTCTCTATAACTATAAATAGTATCTCCTTTAAAGAATAATCTTCTTTGTTTTATACTACTATCTGTTATTACACTTAAAGGAGTCCCAGCAAAATCTTGTTTTTGTTCTATCCAAAGGTCAATTATCTTTGATTTATCTGAAAATATAGTTTTCATTATAATAAACCTCTATATTTTTTACTCAAAGCAAATAAATTGTTAGCATAGTCTACATCTTGAACTATTTGTTGACAAATATAAACAGCTTTGTTAATTTCTTGATTTGTCAACTTATCTAAAGTTACTGTTTTTTTACTGTTATAGTCAGAAATATTATCTAGTATAATATCTAATATATCTTTTTTTTCAAAATGATACTCAAATTGTTCTTTATGATCATCTGTTATTAAAATTCCAGGTAATATATTAAATAAATATCCTGTTAATACTATTTTTTGTTTTTTTATATTTACTTGTTTCATTTTTTATTTATTTTATTATTTATAAATCTTCTTTTACTATTCTATTATAATATACTTGTAAGAAAAACTCTAATAATATAAAATATAACCAATCTCTTACTAAAGGAATATTTGTCAAATCTTTCATTATTAGAGTTATAAATATTATACAAGGTATTAATAATAGATGTTTTAAATTGTTTTTAGCCATTGTATTGTAAATTCTTTACCATTATCTTTTTCTAATAGTTTATTTATAATAGAAAAAGTATTAAATTTAGGATATTCTAGAGTTTTATCCCAAGATTCTAGGTAATAAGTATAGTGTATAAAAGGTTCTGAGTTCTCTACTAATATTTTTTGAGCTTCTTTTCCTACAGCTATAATATGTAAACCTGCTTGTGTGTTAAAGATTTCTTCAAACATTAACTTCCAAAAAAGCTTAAAAAGTTCTATATTATTAGATACTAAAGAACAAGAAGATAATATAACCCCTTGTTCCTTAAGATATTCTAAACTTTTATTGTTTCTATCATAGTTAAAATCTAGGTTATAAAGATCTTTTTCTATATTATTATAAAAATATTCTAAATCTTTAGAAACTATTGTGTTATTACTACAATCTAACCATATCCCATTACTATAGGTATGAGGAATATCTCCTAAGATTAATACTTTTAGTTTAGATATATCAAAATTTAAAAATTCAAATATATCTTTACTTTGAGGATATAATTTGTTTCCTTGGCTAGATTGCTTCTTCAGTTCTTGGAATATCTGAAATAATTGAGGGCTTTCCACTATTTTTTTCATTTTGTTTCTCCAAGTTGGATGAAATTTCAGTGAGAAGTTGTCCCAATTTAATTTTTCTTCTTTCTTCATAATCTTTAGTAAATTGACTTAATTCTTTTAAAAAATCTCCATTATATTTACTATATAGAGTATTTATGTTAGTTATTTGTTGTAATAATAACTCTTTTTGAGTTTCATACTCTGTATCTATTGATTTTTTTTGTTTTAATGTATCTAAATAATTCATTTTTAATTAATTTTAGGTAAATAATAAGCTATAATAGTATTATGATTATAAGCCCATCCAGTTCCATTAAATGTTTCTAAGTGAGTTTTACCATCTTTTCTTACTACTAAATATTTCCCATATTGAATAGTTTTTTTATGTTCTGGAGTATCTACATATATTGTAGGTATTAATATTGGTAATTCCATATTTTACTTTATATTTTTGTACTTAATTAAAAAATCCCTTTTCCACACTAAAGGTACTAAGGGATTTGTTTTAAGATTTTGCTTGTTTTTTTAACCAATAGGTTAAGATAAATAAAATTGTTTGTATTATAATTAAGTTTAAACAATTAGGAGTATTCAAATTAGAATTCCAATTATTAGAATCATTAGTAACCCTAGAACTACTAGAAAATATTTATTTATCTCTTTTTTATATTATTGTTCTACTCCCCAATAATCTTCCCAATATTTTTTAAAGTTATTATAAGATTTTGTGCTTAAATTTGAGTTTTTATAGTACAAACAATAAGAAGCAAACAAATCAGAATCCCAATAAAAAGAAACACCAGCAGCAACCCCAGAACCACCAGAAAAATATAAATAAGGTAAATACTTGTATTCATTATTGTTTTTCCAATTTAAAATAGTTCCTTTATTATATATTTTAGCAACTTTTGCTAATATGTAAGTAGCATTTAATGTTTTTTCTAAACTATCTTGAGTATCACAAAGATAAGGTAAAGAAAAAGATATATTGTTATTTTTACAATATTCTTTTAAAGAATCTAAATCATATACTAAATCTGTAATTTCTTGTTTCCAGAAATCTTTACCAAAATTTGTTTCTAATAAATCTTTAAATCCTTGATCTTGTGCACTATTATAAAATTTAATAGCTTCTTTTTTTGTTAAATTAATTGTTTTTTGCATTTTTAATGTATTTTTGTTGTAAATTTAATGTATTTCCGTGGCAAAGCCAACCTAAATAACTATTAATTGACTTTTCATTATAATTTGTTTTAATCATTTTAATAAAATTTAATTTTATTCTTTTCCTTATTAAAATGTGTGTTTTAAATGTTTTGTAGCCTAAAAAATCTATACCTTGTGTAAGAGAAAATACTTGATGATTACTTAATTCTAACTTTAGTTTAGTTCTTAAATATTCTATTATTTCTAACTTTAAATCATACAATAATTGTTTACTATTACCTAATATAACAATATCATCCATATAAACTAAAACTTTAATATCTTTTTTATCATTTAAATAGTGTATAAAATAAGATAAATAAAAATTACCAAACCATTGTGACAAATAAGAGCCAATTACACATCCCTTTTCTTTGTCTATTATATGAAAAAGTAAATCTAATAATTGTTTATCTTTAAATTTTTTTAAAAGAAAAGATTTTAATATGTCATTATCTATATTTTCATAATATTTTTTAATATCCAGTTTTAAACAATAGTCATACTTATTTATTATACTTTTTAACTTGTACAAACACTTATGTATACCTCTATTTTTAATTGCTGAATAAGTATTAGTAGGAAAAGTTTTTAATAACGTAAAAGATATTATATTTAATATACAATGTTGTATAATTCTATCTGGAAAATAAGGGAGTATCTTTAACTCCCTTATTTTATTTCCATCTTTAATATATTTTATTTTATAGTCTGAAATAACATATTTTTCTTCTTTTAGTAAATTTATTAAAATTTCTAAATTATTTTCATAATTTTTGTTAAATTCTATAACATTCTTATTTTTCTTCTTACTTTTTTGTGAATTTTTTATAGCTAATTCTATATTATTTCTATCACATATTTGATTGTATAAATTTCCTATTCTTTTCATATTAATTTAAATGTTCTTCGAGAATAGACCTACCAAACACTTTTTAAAATATTTCTTGATTTTTATCCTATAGGATAAGTTAATTATTTCTTTAAATACAAAATATGTTAGAGTACTCTAGCTATTAGAATTAGAATTCTGATAATTAACATCATTAAAGACCTACCTAGAATAATATAAAATAATTAACTTTATTGTAAATATTCATTATAAATATTTACAAATTCTTTATTGTTACCGATATAATTTACTATTTCTGAACTTTTAAAGTATGAAAGAGCACCCCAGCCACTAGAAGAAACAGAAGCCCGATAATAAACAACACTAAAGACCCACCCAGAACTTTTTCTTTCAAACCAAGGATAATATTTGTATTGAGTTGAGTCTTTAAAATTTGCTGTCCAATCTTCATTAAATACTTTAGCTAATAAATGTATTTTACATAAAGCATTTAAAGATATTTCTTCTTTTACTTGAGTTTTTTCAGAATAAGGTAACTTAAAGTTATATCCTTTTTCTTTAGCATATTTTAACACATCTTTCCAAGTTTTTAATGTTTTTGTTAAGTCTTTAGGTGTGTTTATTTTAAAGTATTTTTCTAATAATATTTTTTGTTCAGAATTTGCTTGATTATATCCTTTTAAGATAGTTTCTTCTTCTATTTCTATAGAACTTTCTACATTCCATAATAACATATCAGTTATTATATTTTTCCAATCTTGACAAACATTGTCATAGATGACTTTGAGATTAACTCTACTAATTTTTTGTGTCATTTTATTTTTCTTTTATTGTAATCTTATAAATACTATTTTCTGTCTTAATAATATCTCCATTTATTTCTTTAACTATAGAAGTCCAACAATCTGGTCTAACTCCTTTTATAAGATGACTAAATAAATCTATAGGCTTTCCTACTTCTATACCAAATCTACAATAACCTTGTATTAAAAAATTACCTATTGGTAAATCTTGTCTAAATGTACCTTCTAGTTTTTCTGATGTTATATATTTGTCTTTATACATCTTGTAATTGTTTTAATTCTTCTCTAAGTTTATTTAAACTTTTTTTATATGAATTTTCTAAATTATAATAAGCATCAGAATATTGTTCAAATCCATTTTCAAAACTAGAATAAAGATACATATCAGCTAAACAATTATCTAATACATCTATTTTAGCTTGTATTATTTGTTCTTTTACATATTTTGAGTTTGCTCCTGCTATAAAACAAGTTGATGGAGCAGAATCTTCAGGATAATCAAATTGTTTAGCATATTCTTCTGCTTCTTTATTTATATCTATCATAATTTTTATATTCTTTCTAATTTATAAATACCAATTTTTAACACAGATTCTATAGTTTTTAATTTATATTTTATAATATCTGATATTATTTCTTCTTTAGTATATTCTTTCATATTATAAGTAGTAGGTAAATTATTATTACCAATTTTTACAATTCCTTTATCAGTAACATTTACTTCTAGATATTCTAATAAATCTTCTACAGAAGTACAAACTTGTATTATTGTATCATCTTTTATTACTAAATAATTCATAATTGTGTATTTTTAATTTTATCTATTGCATATCTTATAGCCCCATCATAAAATTGTTCTTGTACATAATAACTATCTACATGATATACCCATCTTTTAGGAGTTTTACCATCATCATAACAAGTTCTACCTATGAATATATTATGTTCTTTTTCAAACCAATCTATTACTTGTTGATAAAGTGGTGCTATATATTGAAATCTAGTAGTATTGTTATTGTCTTTTTCTCTTCCCAATTGAAATATAATTTCTCCTGTAGGGTTTTCCCATTCTGTAACAATTACCCATCTACCTAAACAAGATTCATTAAATCCTAATTTTTCTATTTCTGAAGCTAAATCATAAGATAAAAAGTATTTTTCCATTTTTATAAGTTTTATTTTTATTAATAATACCCTTCTATAATAGCTATTTCTTTAGATAGTTTTTTAATATCTAAGTCTTTTATCTTAGTAGTAGAAGGTTTTTTTAGTTTGTTACAAATATCTTGTATATATTTAGAGGTATTGTTTTCACAAGGAGGAGCATATTTTTGTATACATTCTTGTATAGTATTTTCTGCATATTTAGTTTGTAGAAGAATTTCAAGAGCTTTAAATCCTTGTTCTTCACTGGGAAAGTATAAAAATTCTCCATTTATAGAGCTTATTGTGCCTATTGCTAAAGCATCTATTTGTTTATTTCCTGGTCTTATATTACCTGGATTATAGCAAAATTTAGCTATATTTTTATTTCTATCTAGGGTTATTTCTGTAAGACCTGATCTGAGCACAACTAATTGTTGTAAAGTATCATGTATTATTGTAGTGTTTGTTGTTGTTTTAGTTATTATTTTAGGGTTTGAAGAACCTATTGCTATAAATAATAAGAAAAGTACTATAGATATAGGTATATTTATTAAGATTAACTCTATAAAAGTTAATTTTTGCATACCTATTTCTTTATTGTTTACTTTATATAATTTTATCATTTTGTTTGTTTTAATGAAAAAATAAGTCCTAGTATATTTTACTATACTAGGACTTTTATACTTAAAATCTTAAAATATTAAGATAGATCTGCTAAAATTTCTTGATACATAGCTAATTGAGCTTTTTGATTCTCAATTTTACTATTAATGTCATTAATAGTGTTTTTTGCATCTCTAATAGAACCTAAAGCATATTTTCTTGCTTCTAAATACTCTTGATAAGAATATGCTGTAGAATATCTACATTTTTCATAAGTTTTTTCAGCACTTTCTAAAGTTCTTTCTGCTTTTTTAAGGTCTAATTCTAAAGAAGGAATAGCATTTGTTTTTAATGATCCTATAACACTTTCTGTTTCAATAATAGCATGAAGTCTAAAATCTTCTACAGATTCCATTTGTTTTTCTTTGTCAGATTTGTTAAATTCTGCTAATACTTTACTTGTAAAGTTTGATACTTTTGTTGTTGCTCCCATTGTGTTTTGATTTTGATTTTTGTTTGATGATGAATTTGTGTTTACTGTTACTTTTTTACTTGAATTTCTTTTAGTTGCCATAATGTTTAAAATTTAATTGGTTTTTTAATGTTTTTTAATAAATTTGTATCTAATTCTATAATTGTATCTTTTTTAAGACTAATATTTTGATCATAAATTTCAAACTCTACTATTGTTTTTTTAAGAGGTAAATTAGTGTTTATAGATAATATTTTTGTTTCTCTGACAATATCAATATTAGATTTATTAGCTTTTTTAACTAAAGTTAATTGGTCTAAGTCATAATAATAACTATCTTCTTTATCACTAAAATTTCCTTTTATTAAAGTATTATATTGGGGAAAACCATGATGTATTTTCCTAGCCCCTTTAACTAAATACATGTTTCTAGTATTAATACCTATAACAATACCATTACCATCAGAAGTATTAACTGTATCTCCTATATCTATAGTTTGATCATTTTGTTGATTATTAAGTATTTCATGTGGAAAAGCTAATCTATATTTAGAACTATCATAACCATTTGTTGTACCATCATCACATAAATGCCACATTCCAAATTGATCTAGTTTTTTCAATTGATAAACCTTATTTTTAGTAATTAAATCTCCTATTGTTTCTAAGGCTACAATCCATTCTCCTACTTTAGGAATCCATTTTTCTTCTTTTTCTATAAAATCAGGTGTATATCCAAATTTATCACAATATTCTTTGAAAGTGTAGATTTTGAGACTTTTATTATAAAGAGGATCACTTAAAAAAAATTCTTTTTTATTCCATCCACTAAAATTAGACATCACAAAAGTATTATAACCATATTTTACAAATTGTTCTTTTACATAAATACCTTTATTATATTTATCACAAGCAAAATCCCACTCTTCTTGTGTTGTACAATGTACTACTTCATAATCATATTGTTTTGTAGTTTCTTCTGGAAATATAATATCTGAAAATTTGTAATTGTTATAAAATATATCACTATAACTAGTAGAAGTACCCCAACCTATTTTCGCATCTTTTTCTCCAAATAACATATATCTTTTAAAACTTTTATATAATCTAGGATTATATTTTAAAATCTTATCTAATTGTTCTTGAGATTCTAATTCTATTACATCAGGATATACTAAATCTTCTACTTTTTTCATTTCTTTAGGTTTATTTTGTAAATCGTATTCTGCTTTAGAAGATTTTTTAACTAAATATTTAAAAGGTTGTTCTTTATTACCATCATGAAATATTACTTTACAATAACTTGCTGAACCCCAATTTTCAACTTTAACAATTTGCCCTTTATATTGAGTTTCAATGTATTCTACATATTCAGGAACACTATCTACTTTAATTTCTTCAGGATTAAATCCTTCAGGCATTAATTGCCAATTGTCAGCTGTACTATTATTAATAGTATAAGTCCAATATCCTTTTAAATTATATTGATTATCATTAATTTTTTCAATTATTTCTACATATGTACCTTTTTTAAAAGTTGTACTTTGAGCATCATCTACTAAAGCTTTTAAATATCTACCTACTAAAGAAGTATTTTCTTTTTGTTTTTCTGGTATAGGAGCTAAATTATAAGTATTACAACAAAAAATTGCTTCAGGATATTTATCATATGAAATTATAGGAATATTACTACCATTTTCTTTAATAGTTACTATACTACCTAAAGGTATATATTTTTTACAATTATTAGAAGTTTTATCATGACTTATATAAATAGCTTTATCTCCTCTTTTTAAATCATTATATCCTCTAGGATAAGGAGTTAATTTACTTATATCATATAATTCTGATTCTTCTATAAAAGTTTTCATTGCTTCTTCATATTTGATAAACTTATTTAATTTTTCGCATTCTAAAAACCAATAAATTTCTTTTTTTGTAGCTTTTCTTATATTTTTAGCATCATTAAGCTGCCCCCAAAACGCTTCTTTTTCTCCATAATACAAACTTTCAGAAATAGAACCATTAACTAATATATTTTCTTCTGTTAAACTATCAAATCTTAAAATCCATTTTACATTAGATTCAAAATAGTAAATTTCATTTTTTACTAAATCTGTTATTTTTAATATTTCTTCATTTTCTTTCATTTTGTTTTTATTTTGTTATAAAATTAATTTTTTCTTTTTGAATTCATTTAAAAGAGCTTTTTCTCCTATTTCCTTCTGAAGATCTGCCCAATCTTTTATGTTTGGTAAATATCTTTTAGGAGGATTTATATAATTCCAACCTAATTTTGAGGTTAATTCTTTACAATTTTTTACCCCAGGTCCATCAGAATCCCAAGATATAAACATTTCTTCAACATTTTCATTAAAAAATTCTATATCTTCTTGTGTTATAGAAGTAGGATTTTCTGCTTGTACTACTCCTATTGGATATTGAATATATTTAGAAAGCACCAAAGCATCTTTTATAGACTTTGTTAAGATACCTTTCTTGTGTTTTTGATCATTTACACATTTAAAAGATTCTTTACCATGTATATAAGTAAAAGGTAAGCAAGAATAAAATCTTTTACCTTTATCTCTTTGAGGAAGATATATTTTTACTTTGTTTATATCTGTACAATAGTAGATAAAACCTACTTCTTCTTTATCTAAAGAATAAAGATTGTTATTTATCCAAAATTTAGATAATGCTAAAATTTCTGTATCTTTTACAGAGTTTAAACTATCTAAAGTTAAGGCAAATTGTGCCAGGTAATCAATATGTTCTTTCTGAAAGTTCTTAGATATAGCTTTAATATTTGGTAAAATAGATTCTCTTATTTCTATTTTAGGTAATTCAGTAATAATTTTTTCATACTTTTTACCTGTTTTTTCCTTTAAACCAAAATCTTCAGCTATTTTATCTAATACTTCTTTGTAAGATATATTATATAAATCTTTAAGAAAATCATATATAGTACCTTTATGACTACTATTATAAGCTTTATGAAAATAAGAACCCTCCTTATAGAATACTCTAAAAGAAGGGTTTTTATCTTTTGTTACAAAAGGATTTGAACAATTCTTATTTAGTTCAAAACTATGAGGCATATAGTAAGAATAAAGATCTAAATGAGTTAATTTAGATTCTATAAGGTCTTTTAAATTAACTTTTTCTACTATATTCATATTATTTTATTTTAGTTATAATATTCTCTAATAGTATCAGATACAATTTTTAAGTTATTATCTATTTTAAGGTCTTTAAACATTCCTGAAGGACTTTTAGCTAAGAGTTTACCATATCTATTAGTTATAAATTGATATTTACAATCATCTCCTTTACATTCTACATTAGTATAAAGTATAACAGTAAATAAACCTTCCATAACTACTTGATTATCAAGCATTTTTCCGATTGTTTTTAATTTATAAGAAACAATATCTTCTCCGTCTTTTACATCTTCGATATGAGAAATATAATAAATAATTAAATCATCTCTTAGTTTTTTCCCTTCTTGAATTAATTTTACAATATCTCTAGCTAAAAGAGTAAATTTAGTATAACCAGTCTCTGTTGCTTTAGACATCATATTAAAAGTTTGAAGATAATTACTATCATCTATAACTAATTCTTTAATATGAGGAGCTTTTTCTGCTACTACTTTAATTTTATTAATAGTATCTTCTATACTTAAAGGTTCATAATAATTTTTATTTTCTGTATTGTATAGTTTTGAACTACCTTTAAAAGGTAATCTTTTACCTGAAACATTTATTAAATATGTTTCTTTTGGATCTAAATATTGAATTGCTGTTGATTTTCCACTGCCACTAATTCCTGCTATTGCTATAAATTCTGCCATATTTTTTGTTTATTTTATTTGTGTTTTAAAAATACAAATATAGTTATATTTCTTCAATATAAATATTATTTATTGGAAATAAATGTCTTTTTCCTTTATCATCTATTATACTATAATAATTTTCAGAAATATATAAAGTTCCTTGAATTTCTTTTATTTCATTTTTAAAGTAATGTCCTTGACTTATCATTAAAAAAGTTATTTTATATTTTTTCATTATATAATTTCTTTATATCTTCTATAGATACTTCATCTGAAAGGAATTTAGTATATAATTCTTTATTTCTTATAAGCCAATTAGTCATATTTATGTCTTTTTTTAATTAAAATATATTTTCTACCAGATATTATTTTTTCATGATCATTATACCATAGTAACCAATCCCCATTTTGTTGTTTTTCTAAAAAAGGTTTGTAATGATAATATAGTAGAATTAATGCAAATATTGTTATTATTATAATTTCCATTTTATTTCTTTTTGAATTGTTCAATAAATTCTTCTACATCTTTTCTAATAAAATTACTTTTATTTTTAGTTCCAAATTTATCATGCTGTTCTGCCAAATATAGAGCAAATTTCCATATTGACTCAACTTCTTCCTCACTATACATTCTTTTTTGTTGCCATTTAGCACCATTGACAAAAATATCTCTTTCTTCTTCTAATAAATCTTCAGAAGGATTGTAAGGGTCAGTAATAATTTTCGGATATAATCTTAACGCAGCTTCTTCAGGTGTTTCTTTATAGTCAGGGTGTCCTTTTTGAACAGGTTTATCTATCCAAAAAATTTTATTATCTTTACCACCAAAAACTCTTGCTTCTTGTTTAGGTTCTTCTTTTGGAATTATTATTTTGTATTTTATTAAATCCATTTTTCCAAATTCTTCAAAATAATTTGTAGTTTTAACAAACTCACAACAGGTATTTTTAACAAACCATTCTAAAAACTCATCATCAATAGCTTGTACACCATCTTTAATTAACAAGTCATCTGTTGTAAGTATGATTTTAAGATTGTTTTTTAAATCCTTTTGTTCCCAACTTAAAGTTCCTTCTCTTTCTGAAAGTTCTTTAATATTATGTATTGGAAAACTATTAAAGTCTGACATAAACCAATCTCCTTCTTTAATTTCTTCATCATTAGTGATAAACAATTCTTTTCCTATTTTATAGATATTTCTTTCCATGATGTGTTATTTAAAATATGTGTTATACATGATTCACTTACATTATACTCTTTAGCTAATTTTTTAGCAGAATACTTATAAGGAATATACTTTTGTTTTATTTCTAAAACTTGTTCTTTAGTTAATAATGACCTACCATTTTTTTCTCCTGAATATGCAACTCTATGTAAATGAAGTTTGTTTAATCCATTTTTAGATGCGTGAATATGATTTTGAGAATTAGTACACCATTCAAGATTATCCATTCTATTATTGGTTTTGTTACAATCTATATGGTTTACTTGTGGATAATTGTTGTTATTAATAATGAAAGCTTCTGCAACTAATCTATGGACATACTTGTTTACTTTCTTATTGTTAACTGTAAATCCAACAGTCATATACCCAAGATTGCTTTTAGATTGAACACAAAGCTTACCTTTTCTTATATAAAAAATTCCATTAGGTTTATTAACTATTCTATCTAAACTTCTAACATTTTCAAAATTAGAAACTTGATAAAACATTTCATAACCTATGATATCTTTCCATATTTCTTGATTATTCATTCTCAATCTCCTTTTTAATTATCATTCTCACATAAGCAGAAGTAGATAAACCTAGTGATTTAGCTTTTTGTTGTAGTTTTTCTTTGAGTTCAAACTCAATCCTGATTGTTAAGTCTTTTTCTTTTATCATAATGTTATATATTTTATCCTACAAATATACAACAAATAAATTACAAAACCAAATTTATTTATCTAAACCTTTTAAAAATATTTTACCTATGGAATTAGGTTTTGAAATTCTAATAGAATTAGGATATGTACCTTCAAAATTTGTAGATATTAAATTATTCCATTGACTTTCCCAAACTCTACCATCATTAGTTTCTTTTAAATGATTATAAATTTTTAAACAATCTTCCGCATCTGATTTATGTTCTGATTTGAGTTGTTTATTTAAACTATTTAATAATTTTCCCATAACCTACTTGGTTTATCTGTTTCTATTAAGTATACATTTCTCATAATTTCTCTATTTCTTGTTTAGTTTCTTCATAATGTACAATATCTAATTCTGTTACATCTCCAAATGTTTTAGCATATTTAATTGTTTCATTTATTGATATAATTGCACATTGTTTAATCATTTGTTTTCTAATAGTTCTATTTATTATGCTAGAAATCTGATGTAAACCTTCTTTATTAAATTTATCAAATAATTCTTGTGCTTCTTTTTGTGCTTCAGTTATCATTGTCTTTCTTAGTCATATATTGTTGCATAATATAAGCATATAAAGTACTTTGTATACCAATTTCTCCTACTGAATATCCAGGAATTGTTAATTTAACTACCATAGCTGTTGTAATAAATAATAGCATAAATAATCCAAATGTTTTCATATTTTTATATATTTTAATAAGCAAAACCTAGTATTTTACTACTAGGTCTTACTAAAATGAAAAAAAAAAACAACTTATTTATTATCCTCCAACATTAGCTACTACAGGAGCAGGTTTTGCTGAGAATTGAGTTTTAAAGTGTGTTAAGTCAAAATCTTTAGTATCTTCTTTAATACCAAATATACTTAGTAGTGTAGAAGAATTGATGTATTCTTTAGTATCATCTACTAAAGATAATTTATATCTTACTTCTCCTGCTTCATTTGTTGTAGATACTATTTCTGAAGTAATTAGTAGATTTGTAATATCATCTCCTATTTTATAATTTTTAACTATTTCATTAGAATTTTTAGAGAAATAGATATTTTGAGAAACTGTTTGTTCTCCTACTTTACTTAGAAAAGTAATATAGTGATATTCAGAACTGTTTTGTCTTAGTCTAGAAAAAGATACAATAGTACCATTTTCTATTAGTGATTTTAGTGATATTTTATTCATAATTTTTTTTTTATTTAATTTTTAATTATTTAATAGGAATATTCATAACTGTTGATGAATTTCCTGTAATTGTTGTAGGAAGCTTTCCATCCCACTTATCAATTGCCCATTCTTGAATAATTTGTGGTGTAATACCTTTTGATCTTATAATATTAGCTTGTGCTTCTAATTCAGCTAATTCATTTCTTTTTCTTTGTTCTAAAATTTGTTGATCTAATACAGAAATATTAGTATTTACTTCATTTCTATTATCAATTTTAGCTTTTACTTTATCAGAAAATTCTAATTGACAAGAAAATGTTTTTAATTCTAGACCTTTTTTTGTAAATTCTTCAGCTACAATCTTTTGTAAAGTTTCTTCAAACTTTAAAGAACCTCCAGTAGCCATTAATTCATCTGTAGTATATTTTCTAGATTCTTCTTTCATTAAATCGTAAATCTTAGTTTCTAAGATATTATCTTCTAAAGAAGTCATAAAATCATCTCCAGAACCTAAATGTTTATTTTCAAATACTACATCTATAGCTCTTTTTTCTATAACTACAAAAGAATAAATAGGTTTAGAACTAAATTCTGTATTGTCAGAAGCTTTTAAATGTAAAGCTTTATCTGCAAAATCAGCTCTTTGTTCCCATAAAGGTACTTGAAATAATTCTGAACCAGGAGAAAACATAGTAGAAACTCTACCTTTTACTATAGAGAAATCATCTTTTCCTGCTTTACCATAATTTTCCATAAGAACTCCTACATAATTAGGAGCTACTCTTTGACAAGAAAATAAAAATATTGTACTTAATAATAATGTAATTGCTAATAATTTAAAATTCTTCATAATTTTCTGTTTTTTTTAATTGTTTAATATTTGATTTATTTCTTTTTTAAATATGTATTGAGTACCTAAACATAATCCTATTGCAGAAAATATTCCTACCCAAGGGTTTATATGATTAAATATCCAATTGCATAAAAAAAGTAGTATTAAAACTAATACTACTTTTAATATAATTTTTGTGATCATTTTGTATATTAATTTAATTTACTAATATTTGGTTATTTTCATGATCAAAAATAGCTTTTTTGTTAGTATCTTGTATACTATTTAGTACACTTAAATATCTAATTGCTTTTTTTGTTGCATTTAATTCTCTTTTTTTAGAGATAGGAAAATCTTCACTTACTGTTACTCTAACAGAAGGTTTATGTATTTGAGTACTTGATACTAATACATATGATTTGTTGTTGTGTATTACTAATCTTTTTTTCATTTTTATTTTTTTTAATTGTTTATTTGTAATTTTTTACTTTAGATCCAAAGTTCTATAGAAGTTGTTAAAGATTCTTTAAGTTTTATTTGAGATACATTAATAAATTCACTTTTTAATTTAATTTGAGAACCGTCCTTTAATGTCCAAGAATATTTATAACCTTTTTTATTTTTTATTTCAAACCCATCTTGTTCATTTTGTAGTATATAAAAATTATCACCTTCTTTAGTAATTTCTCCATCATCTATAAAAGTACCATCTATATAACAAGTAATCTTTTTACTTACCATATCATCTGTTATTTCTGTTATATCCATAATTCTATTGATTGTGTTAAAGGTTTAAGATTTATTAATCTGTCACAATTATTTTTATCTATTTGCCAAGAATAATTATAATTTTGTTTATTTTTAGCTGAATTCCCATCTTCTACATTTTGTAATATATAATATTTATCTCCTTCTTTAATAATTTTACCTTTTTTTATAAATCTATAATATAAAGTACAACTTACTTCTTTTCCTACTAAAGATTTTACTAATTCTATAGTAGTTTCTTCTTCTTGTTTTGTTATATCCATAACTCTATATTTTGAGGTTTAGGTATTATAGGAGTCCAATCATTGTTATTAAAATAATACAAACATTCTTTAATACTATATCTAGAAAATTCATAATTATCTCCAGTATTTATGAATTTAAAAGGATATATATTAGTTATCTTATAAGTATTATCAACAGTAGTAAATTGAAGTCCTACATAAATATCTTTTTCTGTATATACATAATTTTCTTTTTTCATATTTTTATGTTTTTTTTTGATTTTAAAAAGAAAAAACCCTACTTAGCTTTTTTTAATTTACTAAGTAGGGAAACTTTATAAAAATGAAAAATTATTGTATATATTCTGTTACAGATTCTGCTATTGATTTTAAATCATTAGCTAATCTTTCTTCTTCAGAGAGGTGTTTAGAAAGATTTTTAATAGCAGATTCAATTTTTTCAATTTTTACTTTATTGATTAATTCATGAATTGCTTTATCTATAATCTTTTCCCATTCAGAAACTGTTTTATTAGCTACTTTAAAAGGAGCTATATTTTTGTCTTGTAGACCATATCTTTCTACTTCTCTATTATAAGAATCATTTCTTGTATGTAATGCAGAAGATATTTCTAAAAGTCTTCCTACAGTATTCACGTTTTTAATATTATCTCCATTATCATAACTAATATCTAAAGATATAGAATCTTCTCTATCACCTTTTAATATTGCTAATTGAGTTTTTAATTGTTCTATAGTTACAGATACTTCTTGACTGTTTTTAGGAATTACTAATGATGTAGTGTTTACTGTTGCTACTGTTGTTGTTCCTTTTTTACTTGTTGATTTAGTTGCCATAATTTTTGTTTTTTAATTTAATTTAATATTGTTTAAGAATAACTATTGTTTTATTTTTTTAATTTTTAAGTTTTTTATAAAATACAAATTCTTTATAATAACCAAATCTATCTTTTCTTTGATAAATATATAATTTATCAAAACTATTAGGATTTTGAACTCTTTCTTTATAAAGTTCTATATTAATAGTTTTTAGTACTAATGTAGAGTCTTTAGTTATATAAGTAGTATCTGTAGAAGCAAATGACATAAGAGTCATTATACATAAAAATCCTATTAAAAGGATTATGTAAAAAGTTTTTTGTTTCATTTTTTTTAAGATTTTTTAAATTGTTAAATAATACTAAATCATTAAAACTTGCAAAAAATACAAATTTTAATAATATATTTTTCATTAAAAACCCCCTACTATATTACTATAATAGGAGGATAAAAATGAAAAACAAAACACTAATTGATTATAAATCAACTAGTTAAGTGGAGATGTTGGGATTCGCAATTTTAAATAATAATTTGTTTATTAATTAAATTTTGATTATATTTACATATGCAAAAATATAAAGAAAATCGAAGATTAATAAAAGTTAATTGTGATCATTGTGGTAATTCATATGAAAAACCTGAAACTGAATATTTAAGAAATGTTAGATTAAATAGAAAATCTTTTTGTTCTAGAGAATGTACAGGGTTACATTTTGTAGAAAAGACTATATTATCTAAAGATTCTAAAGAAAAATCAAGATTAAGTACTATAGAAAGAAATAAATTAAAATCTTTTAATCCATTTAAATTTTATTTAAAATGTGCTAAAAGTAGATTTAAAGAATGTAATTTAACATTAGAAGATTTAAAAGAACAATGGGATATACAAAATGGTATTTGTATATACTCAGGAATATCTTTAATATTAAATAGTCATATCAATAAAAAGAAAGATATAATACATTTAGCTTCTTTAGATAGAATTGATTCTTCTTTAGGTTACATAAAAGGTAATATTCAATATGTTTCTCAATCAATTAATTATATGAAACATACTATGTCACATGAAGAAACTTTATTAGTGTGTAAATTAATAACTAAAAATTATTTAACTAAAGGTTTCCCTTTAGATTAGACTATATCATCATCTGTTCTAGATGTTGGAAGCTCTTGCCTGTTATTAAGTAGATTTACTACTCAGGTAGTCGTTGCACCTTTTAAGAATTTATTCTTAACTTGGCTCAGGATTGACATATCATTTCTGACACAGTTTTCCCTGAATTCATCCAATTTTTAACATAATATCCCTATTATGTGGGTCCAAATTTAAACCCAAGTCTTGTTACGCCAATTATAAAGAAATTTATTTATAAGCTTAGGATAATCAAAGTTTATCTTACTACTTTAGATTCCAATAAAGAATTGGGACCAACCACAGAGGGTTAGACTACCACCATCTTATTTTTTAAGAAAAATAAGAAAAAACAATTTGTAGTATTCTGTTACTAAGCTACTACAAGCTCTTCTGTAGATACAAAATTCATTGCATCTTCAAAACTAAAATCAGATTTCTCTGCACTTATTGATTATATGTAATTTTTAAAGTGTAATCATACTACCACTTGCTTAATTTCTAAACTTTTGTGTCCAATCTATACCTTTCACCCCCATAAATTTTTTATAAATTATGCGATAATACTTCTTCTTTACTATATATTAGTATAAAAAGAAAGTAATATTTACTTAATCTATAAGTTTCTGTATGTTTAATGTCCCCATCTAAATAAGTTTTAACTCTTTTTTGATAAATGGTTTCTATTTTTTTAAACATTTTATTTATTTTAATTTTTTAAAGAAAAGACAATTATCTGTATATATCCTTTCCAAATAGGACTACTTCCTAGCAGCTACTCTAGGTATTCTCAGCTGTAATTTAGTATATTTATATTAAACGTAAACATTTTGGATTATGTTAATAATATTCCATGACTCTGTTCATGGAGTCCTTGCAATCAGACCATTAGGGTGTTAAATCACCAAGTATTATTTGTTTAATTATAAATTATATACAGAATAATTGTCTAAAATTTTAAAGATAATAAAATATTGTTTGTTTATAAGTTCTTCTTATTAATTTTATTAGCCTATAGCATTTAAAATTTAAGTAAACAACCTGGAATTAACTTTATTTAGAGCTTCCAGAACTTTCTCTCTAATACAATATTTTATTACTTTTTTAAAGAAATAAACATTTCTACAATTGTTACAACTCAAATGGCTATTTGTAATTATATCACAGTTTTTGCAAATATTACTTTATTAGCTAATTATTTCATATACAACAGCTTTATGTTGTCTTATAACTGGCTATTTTATAATTAATCACATTTTTATTTGTTTGACAATTTATACATTTAAGTATAGTAGAAATGTTTAAGTGTTTTTAGTTAGTTTAATATTGATTTAATATCTACTAACAATTCATCAGTAGAATAAGTTCTAAATTTATTAAACATATTTAATAATTCATTAATTTGTTCTAATTGATTATCTGATATATTTAAATATATTTCTTTTAAATACTCTATAAATTTAGATTTATCTTTATTTATAGAAAATAATTCTATTATTTCTTCTAATTCCATTGTAATTATAGTTTAAAAAATTAAGAATATTGGAGAGCAAAAGATATTTTACCTTTTTGAGAGGTATAATCTTTTATTAGTTTTGCTCCTTTAGTTATTTGTCTGTTAACAAATTCAATTATTTTAGACATTGTCCAAGATAGAGAGAATTTCCAAATGTTTGTTTTTTTGTTATATGATCTTTTCATTTTTATTAATTTTTTTTTGTTTTTAAATTTGTTTATAAATAATTGATTTTTTAAGTAGTAACTCTAAACATAGGTTTACCTAAATTATGTGAATTAATAATATCATTAACCCATTCTTTACCTCCTTTAGATATGTCAGTTTTAGTCCAATAATAATTGGCATCATGTAAAATTTGTAATTTTTCTAAAAAACTACTGTCCATACTTTGCATCCATTTTGGTAACTTTTTATATAAATCTGGATTATCAAGAATACTTTTAATATCAGTATTACTAGAATCATCCATTTCTAAACATAAATCATTAGGTAAAAATATACCTATTGCACATCCTGAAGACTTAGGTTTATTTTTTTGATAAGAATAATTACAATTACCATTAGCAGATAAACATCTTAATTCTTTAGGATTTTTAGAGAAATGTTTTACAACTATTTCTAACATATTTCTTGCTTGTATTTTGTTCATTTTTTTTTTTAGTTTATTTTTAATAATTGATTTTTAAGGTAAATATATGCTTATTAAGTATAGTATACCAAATCCTATACATACTGTTGTTACCCAAAAAAACATATAAGCAGGATAATATAAATTTGTACTATTAAATTCAGTTCTAAATAAATAATATCCAGAACAAAAATATAGTATTCCTAGTAATATAGATAATGTTATCATTTTTAAAATTTTTTTATAATTTGAATTAAATAAATTGGATTTAAAGCCTTTTGATAGTTTATAATATCTATACTATCATTTCTACTATTTGTTTCTTCTATAGTATTATAAAACCAAATAAAGAATATATTCATTAATACTATAGATAAATATAATATATGGAATAATAGGAATAAAGTAAGTAATATTTTCATTTTTTTTATTTTAAAGTTTAAAGATTTTTAGATAATTCTACACAAAAGTTTACTAATACAAGTCCTGGTATCCACCAAACAATATATAATAGTATGAGCCAATAGTTTCCTACAGCAAATGCTAGTATAACAGGAAATAATATTACTATGAATATTATTATTAATAAGATAAGAAATATAAAGTTTTTCATGATATTGAAAATTTAGGTTTTATAACTCCTCCCAGAAGTATATATATATTTAAAATTAAAATTAACCCCTTTTGTACTTAGTTGTAATAGAGATACCATCAAAGTATTTACTTCAAGCCTTGCTTCTTGATACATTGACTTATTTACTCTACTCCTATTTGTAATTCACCTAAGTAGTATATCTAGGTTACATATTACAACTACTTATTTTATGAGAATAAGCTAGTACAAAAGGGAAAATATATATATAGGTATAATATATAAATAATATTAACACAACATATAATAGCAAATTTAGCTAAAATAGTGTATTTTTAGGGTAAAAAGAACATAAAGTATTGATAATCAATACAATATATAGAGTAGTAATGCTACCAAACATAATATAAAATATTATTTCACTATAGTAAAACTATTATGTATTATAGTAAAGTTTTAAAGTAGATAAACAGGATAGAGGGTAACCTGGTACTCCTCTACTAATATTTTTAGCATTTTAAACTAAAAAACTAACTATTTTACTAATATTTTTAGTAAATTGCTAATATTTTTAGCAAAATATAAACTGTTTAATACTCTAAAATATGCTATACTTGATTATCAATTAGTTATGTAAAAAGAGTTAAACAAAATATGACTAAAATGAGTAAAAAGTAAATTTTTCTCTAGGAGAAAAACAATTTATTTCCTCAAAATAGCCTAAAATGACTACATTTTGTTTAACCTATAAACATTGAGTTCTTTAAAAATAATTGAGTTTAGGTTTGATATTATCTCCCCTAAAACTCAAAAACTTAAATAGATTCAAGAACACTTCTTAAAATATAAGCTTGTTCTTTATTTAGGATTAATTTTTGATTAGTAAGTGTAATAATAACAGAATTATTATCAATACTAATATTAATTTTATCTAAATCAGAGTCAATTATTGCATCAGAATACATTTTAAGAGCATGTTCTACAGTGTCAAAATAATTAATTATACATTGCTCTTCTGAACAAGCTACAGCTATTGTATTTGTAAATTCATCTAATAATATAGTTTTCATGATTTTTAAATTGTTTGTTTATTGAGTTTAAAAAAATAAAGTAAAAGTAGACAAAAAATTAACCTACTCCTATATATTAATAATAAGAGTAGGTTTTTTGTGTTTTACACCTAAAACTTATACGCAATTCCCCTGGTATATAGTATAAGAAACTGGTGTCCTCAACAACTTGGAAAGTTATTAAGTTTTTTGTTTTATCCCTCTGCATTCAAGTTGTAATAATTTATTAACCTCAACCAACAGAATCATAAAGTGTACACTTTACTATACTGCATAGGATATGATATGGCTTTATTATATTACAACTTGCTCTACCTTGGGAATAGAGTTATGATGCATTAATAAAAATACCCTCCACAACACTATATTACTATAGTATTGTAGAGGATAACTTTCAAAAGAAAGAGAAAGTGGACTACATGTCCACTTCTACTTTCATACTATTTACAGATGTTTCTGCTCTTTCATTTCTCTTAATCCAACCTGCAATCACTGCACTCTCAGATTCTCCCTCCATTACAAGTAATGTTACATGGTTGAATTCTTTACCCTCAACCTCGTATGTTGGGATTTCATCAAATCTTACAAGTCTACCTTGTGTTTTCTCTCCCTTGTACATTTCATTGTACTCTGCTACAGATACTGGAAATTTTCCATTATCATCAGCCCAAACTGTGTGAGTTTTGTTTACAGGTGTTAATCCATTCAACAATGTCACGTCTGTTTGATAAAACTGTTTACCACTGCTAGTAACATTTACTAATCCATTTACTCCTTGTTCATTTGCTATAGTCTTAGTTTCAGGATTATTACTAAGTCTTGCACCTTTTAAAATAACTGTTGCCATTTTGTTTAAAATTTAAATATTTATTTAAAAATTCAAATATCCCCTACATTCATAGGCGGTATACCCAAACCCTAATTTTGAATAGGGGTAGTAATGGTGACCAGGTTCCAATTCACCTACACATTTAACATTTTCAAAAAACAAAAAAAAAGTAAAATGGGGTAGGGGGGGTCTCTTTTTATAAAAACTAAGTATAGGGGGATAAAAACAAAGAAAAGTATAAATATATTTGTATATATAGTATAAAAGTATTATCTTTGGGGTTTTAAATATAAAATAAAAATCATAATTAATATGAAAAAAATTAAAATTAGGTATATTATACAAGATATGTTTAATACTAATACTGAAAAAATGGAAAGGGTTTATTTTTTACAAGAGAAGAAATATGGATTATTTTGGAAAACTATTAGTTATAAGGATAAAGTGGTAGATTCTAATGGCAAAGTTCATACTTCTTTTTCCTATGAAGGTCTTTCTAAAACAGAAGTTTTAGATAAAGTAATAATTGGTTACTATGGATTTAAAAGTGGGTCATATTATATAATCAATTATCCAGATATTTATGTAAGTGAATTAATTATAGGAACAATAAAATTATAAAGAAAATGATATTACAAGGAAAAATAGAGTTTGATAGTTTTATGTTTGACTTAAAACCTAAGTCTAACTTAAATGAAAATTTAGAACTTTTACTAAACCATCTTATAAAGAAGAAAACCTTTATGGTAGATTTTAGAGAGGGTGTTATTATTAAATATGATAGAGTAGAAATAGATATTGTGGGGGATAATTGTTATTTTAAAATGTTTGTCTCTAATCCTGAAGAAATTTTAAAAGATAAAATAGTATTGAAACTTATGAATAAAGAAGTAGATATGTTACAAATGTTTAGGGTTCAAACTTCTGGTTTTGATGGAGATTCTCTTGATGCTAGAGAATTAGGTTTTTGTAGCTTTAACTTAACAAGTATTATATAATATGGAAAAAGAATTATACTATACACCTAAAATTACAGATATTAGGATTGGCTATGAATGTGAAGTAAATTGGAGTAGAGGGTATTCTGAAGAATTTATACCTTTAAATACAAGGTTAAAGGATGAAGAGGGTGTTTATTGTCCAGATTTAGATGATATTGTTATAGCTCATGATGATGGTTATGCAGAGTTTAGGACACTTTACCTAACTAAAGAACAAATAGAATCTGAAGGTTGGGTATATTCTAAAGATTCTAATTCTTTTATTTATGATATTAAAAATACAGATAGTATTAGTTTTACCCTAATAATAACGGGGGATGGTAACAGATTTGGATTTAAAACAATAGTTATAACAAAAAATAGCAGTTGGAATAGTTATCCTGTTTATCATGGTATATGTCCAAGTATTAATGAATTTAGATATATAACTAAAGAATTATTAAATATAAATTAAAGTATAAGATTATGAAAATAGCTTGTGGAAGATGTTGGGATAGAAATTGCAATTGTACTAAAGAAGAACTTTTAGAACATTCTATTAAAAATTTAGATATTAGAATCTCTAAATTACAAGAAGAAATAGAAAATTTAAATTTAGGAGGGTATAAAGTGTTAGAAGATGTTACTGTGGAAGATTGTTCTACTTTTTATTTAGATGGGTTTGTATTTAAAACAGGAGAAAGACTTGAAACTTATCAAAGTAATCCTGTAATTTCTATATTTTGTGTAGCTTACCCTAATAGATTTAAATTACTAACAGATAGTTGTAATCCTGTAACTATAAAGAAAGGTACTAGATTTTATAAAATAATAAGTTTTTGTTCTGAATAAAATATATTTTCTCTTCATCTAATTGGCAGGATACCTCACTTTGACTGAGGAAATTTAGGTTCAAATCCTAAAGAGAAAACTAAAAATAACTAAAAATCAAAAATATGAAATTAACAGAATTTAAAGATTTACAAGAGGATAAACAATATTCTAGTTTTAGTTGTAGGGAAGATGAAGTAGAATTAGTGTATAATATTGTAATGAAAAATCTTTGGTTACAAAACCATTTAAAACAAAATGGTTGGTACTTAAAAATGTTTCCTGAAGATCAAAAATCAAAACCTAAATATTTCTATATAGAAACTAGTGTGTTTGAAAATCAATAAGTTATAAAATGTTGATAACTTTTTTATGTAAAAAGCATACTAAATGTCAAAAATTCTTTGTAACTTTACCAAAAATTATTAGATAATGGATAAAATATTAAAAGTAAGAATTCCTATATTCTGTAACAATAAAAGAGTTTCAGATAAAATAGAAAAAGAATTAGAGGGTAAAGAGGAAGGTGATATAGTAAAGGTAGAAATAGCTCCATCAGATTATTCTGTTAGAGACTTAGTAGTATATGGAGATAGTATAAAAGGAATAGTTTTGATACCTTATGCATTTGATGAGGTAAGTTTTGAACAAACAGAGATTATTATCCCAGGTATAGATATTACTTTTACTTCTCCAGAATCAGTAGATACTTTAGATGCACTTATAGATTCAGTATTAGGAATATAAAATATAAATATGAAAGCCCAAAAGATACAAATTACAAAATATTCTTCTTCCTACATAGATTCTGTTAGATTCTATATAGAGTTGATTTGCCTTATAAAGAACATAAGAATTACTTCTAATGATAACTTGATTATAAGTACCTTTATGATAGAAGGATATAATGAGTTTACAAAGACTAAGATTATAGAGGAGTTAAAACTTTGCAAAAACAAACAAGTCTTAACAAACTGTATATCTAAATATAGAACCCTAGGGATACTAGTAAAAGATTCACATTCTGAAACTCTCTGTAAAGAATTGAATATGTCTCTAGCTACCCAATTAAACCTAATAGAATTAAAATTATTAAATAAATAAAAGTATGCAAAAAGTAAACACAGTTGTATTAGAACTTAGTCACTATCATAAATTACTTAGAGATAGTACTTTATTAGAGCATAATCACATTGCGTATATAAACAGATGTAGTGGAGATAAATTCTTTGTTTATACAAAAGAAGATATGTTACTAGAACTTATGAAAAAACATGAAGAACAATTAGCTGACAATTGGAAAAAAGAAAAAAGACTACTAGATGAAGTGAGTACTTTAAAAGAAGAAATAATGCTATTAAAAAGAATTATTAATAATAAACCCCAACCTCAACCAAAAAAGAATTTTTTTGAGAAATTTTTTAAATTAATTAAATAAATAAATAAATAAAAAACCAAATTATGCAATCAAAATATCAAAATGCCAGATTTAACAAAGGACATATCTTAGTAAAACAAATTATGCCCCCTAAAAAAACAGAATCTGGAATTATTATCTCTGCTGAAGATGCTGTTTTAGAGACACAAGAAGCTTTCTTTAAGGGAGAAGTTATTACCAAAGCTGAAGATGTTACTTTCTGTAATGTAGGAGATACTGTTCTTACTTCTTATGCTTATCCTAAAGTATGGGGTGAGAGAGATGAAACAGCTAATGAGAAAGTTTTATTTGCTCTAATTAAGGAATCTGAAATTATAGCTGTACTTTAAAAATAATATATGTTTGGAAATATTCCTGATTTAATATATAAAGTAGTAAAAGAGTGTGATTCCCCTATAGGTAAAGATATAGGGGAAAAAACTCCTACTCAATTACATACTGCTATATATACAGAATTTTGGAAGGAAGTTATAAAGAGAAAACAATTCTCTCCTTACACTACAATAGAATTACCAAAATTAGGAGTCTTTGATGTATCAATGTCTCCTTTAAAGAAATTCTTACATTCTTCTATTATAGAGTTGAGGAAGATGAAACCTAGAGTTAGAAGACTCAAACAACAAAAAAATATAGTAGTTGAAGAACATAAACTTTACCTAGCTTACACAGATCTACAAAATAAAGTTAGAATAGCTTGGCAACAATTAGAAATTCTAAGAAAAGTTATAATCATTAGAACTATAGCTTGGAACCAAAAACTAAGAGAGAAGGGGGAATCTCATAGAATCATAATAGACTATAAACCAACAGATTATACGTTTGTTGAATACTTTATAGAACACAAAAAATTACCCCCTATTGACTTTTAAATAAAAATGTTGTATATTTACAAATTGAATTTAATAAAAAATGTCTAAATTAACAGAATATTTAAAACTAATTCCTAAAGGGTTAGGACATCCAGCTCAAGTCCTTGAGGGTTGGATCAATGCATATAAACTAGATAACAATCAATTATCTGATAAAGATATAGAGAAAATTATATCTAGAAGGGTTATATGTGAAACTTGTCCTTTAAACTCTATAAATGCAAAAACTTCTAAAGAGTATAAAGAATTATATGGAGAAAACTACAAATCAAGTGTAGAATACTTACATTGTTCCATTTGTTCTTGCATAATCTCTAAGAAAACAGCTTGTTTAACTTGTCATTGTGGATTAGAAGAATATAATAATGAAAACCCAGATAACTTCCAAAACTTAAAATGGTAAGTATCTTTTAAATATAAAACTAAAACAATAAAAACTAATTTTTATGAATAATGGATTAAACACTATCCCAAACTTTAAAGAAGACAGACAAATCAAAAATATGATTCTCTCTAGACTAGATCAACTAACTAATCTTTATCCTATGATGACTTTTGCTCAACATATGAGTACTATATTTAGAAAAGAAGAATCAGATACTAGTCCTTACTTTTGGACTAACAAAACAACTCTCTCTAAGATAGAAAAATATATGGCTGAACTAGAGATGGATCCTCCAAAAGTATCTTTTTTTGATAAATATGATGAAGGAGAAGGAGAAGAATAATGGAAAATACAAACCCAAATACCCAAACACTTGATAGAGAGTCCCTTAAAGACTCTCTTTTGAGTAAATACAATTCTATACTAAAAGAGTATAATGAATTAGCTAAAGTAATAGAAGATAATGCTAGAAAAGGAAATCTTAATCAAGAAGACTTAGATAGATCTTTAAAAATCAAACTAGGATTTGTTTCTTATAAAGTTAACTTTTTAGAAGCACAAATGTTTACCTTATTACAAATTATATCTAACAACCTAGGATATGACCTTACTACTCTTTTAAATGATTCTCAACTCTCTCATTACTATATAATGAATAATCATGTATTAGATAACCTAAAGATTAAGGGAGATAAAATAGAAGTAAACCCTCAAATAGAAGAATTCTTAAAAACAATAAAACCAAATGGCAGTAACTAGTAAAAATAAATTTATTTTAATAGAGTTAGGATTAGCTGAAGAACAATTAACTTATTATAAGAAATTTCTACAAGATAATCCTTATGATAGTTTCGTGGATAGAATACAATGGAAAGAAACTAAGGGTGGAGGAGCTATGCCTCTTACAGTAGCTACAATAGAAGCTCAACAAAAAAACCATAGAGAAACTATGAAAGATTACCTAGCTCTTTTAGAAGTTATTAATAAACTAAGAACTGAAGATGAAAAAGTTAAAGTTTCTATGAGAAATGATCAAGAAGTTCCTGATATAATGAAATAATGAGTAAAAAAACATATACTACTGAACTTTTTTACAAAATGAATGATAAGGACATACCTTGGAAAAAAACAGATCCAGGGTATGCAGAGTTTTGGGAAAAAGAAAAATATAAAGTAGAAAGAGGTGTTGAAATAGATGGTTATAAAATGACTGGTTGGTTATATTGGCATATAAACCATTGGAAGATTAATGCTGATAAGATGACTGACTATGGGGAAATCATACCTGATATGGTAACTCCTGGTTTGAGGGATAATGAAATCATTTTAAATGAAGAATTAAAAACTGCTGAAAGAGAAAGAAAAGGAATAAGTATTATGGGACTTAGACAATTTGCTAAGACTACTTTAGAATCTTCTTATGCAGGGAGAGCAGGTATTTTATTTAAAGGTTCTCAAAATCTTATAATGGGTACATCTAGTGATGACTTAAATAACCTTACTCAAAACTTAGATTATGGTTTATTAAATTGTTCTCCTTATTTTAGAATACCCAGAATTACAAAAGATTGGGGACAAGAAAGGGTTTTAGTAGGACTAAAAACTAAATCTGGGGATAATATTGTACATTCTACTTTTGTCATAAGAAACACAATAGGTGGTAAAAATACAGAAAAAGGTGCAGGGGTTTCTAACTTAAAATCTAATATCTGGGATGAGATAGGTAAAAATGATTTTTTACAAGCTCTTATAGGTACTAAACCAGCAATGCTTTCTGAACATGGTTGGAGATGTTTTCCCATTTGTGTAGGTACAGGAGGAAATGTAGAAAAAGCTCAAGATGCTAAAAAATTATTTTTTAATCCAAAAGCACATACCTTTATAGAGCACTTACAAGAAGATGGTAGAACTACAGGTTTATTTTTACCTGGTTGGTTAAGACAAGATTGTAAATATCTTACATCACTAGGAAAATATCTTACAGATCAGGGAATTTTAAAAGATATACCTAAGGATTCTGAACTTTGGGATATTGATATTAGAGTTTCTGATAAAGAAAAAGGTATTAAAAAAATAGAAGAGGAGTTAGAAGAGTTTAAAAAAGAAGGTGATATTGAATCTTACAATAGATGGAAAGCATATTATCCTTTAAATGTAGATGATGTATTTTTATCAGAATCTCATAATAACTTTCCTGTAGAAGCTTGTAAAGCTCAACAAAAATGGTTAGAATTAAATTATACTGCTGAATATGTAGATTTATTTAGAAACCAAAAAAACAAAGTAGACTTTAGATATTCTGATAACAAACCTATATTTAAATTTCCAGTAAGTGCTAAAGACTTACAACATTTAGGTAAAATACCTTGTTCTGTATATGAACATCCAGATCCTGAAGCTCCTTTTGCTACATACTGTATAGGGATTGACCCTTACAATGAAAATGAGTCTTCTGATAAAGTAAACTCTTTAGGATCTATACATGTCAGAAAAAGATATTATAAACCTGGAGATCCTTTTGCTAATAAATTTGTGTTTTCTTGGACAGGCAGATGTAAAACTGTAGGAGAATTCCATGAACTATGTTTAATGGTTATGGAATACTATAATGCTATAGAAGGAGCACTTCCTGAGAATGAAGATAAAACCATGATACAATATGTCATAATGAAAAAGAAAGGACATTACTTTGCTAAATCTTTAGATCTTTCTAAACAAATTAATCAAAAAACTAAATCTAATAGGTTAATAGGACTTTCGGCTTCAACTCCAAATCAAAATCACTATATGTCTCTCCTAGTAGAAGATGCTAAAGAAGAAATTAGTACAATAGATGAAGATGGAAATATAGAAGAATATTTAGGAGTATCCAAAATATTAGATCCTATGCTTTTAGAAGAATATATACAGTACAAAGGAAAACCTTCTTCTTCTAAAGGTGTGCATGATGGTAACTATGATAGAGTCATATCAGCTGGACATGCCCTTACCCTAGCCAAATATTATGATGCTCTTTATCCTCTAGAAGGTTACAAACCTAAACCAACAGAACCTACTAAACCAGAAGTTAGAGTTCAAACCTTTTTTGGAGATATTGTACCTAAGTCTAAATCCCCTTTCAGATCAGAAAATCAAAGAACTCCTAAGACAAATATAAATTGGTAAATAACCAAAATAACTGATATTAGTTATCAATTCTAAAATATGGAATATTTTATGTAATATTGTGCTACAATAATTTATGTATTAATGACAAGTGCTATAGATACAAGCAAACCTTTAAATGCAGCTTTACCCAGACAACAACTACCTCTTACTAAGAAACTAGAAGAGTTGGATAAATTTGGTGTGTCCAAATGGATGAAAGATACTATGGATGCTTTAGAAGCTGTAGGAAGGTATCAGTTTGCTCAAAATATGGCTTTAAAGGAAAACTACAAGATAGTATCTAAAGAGTTTGATTTAGCCCATTATATGAGAAAGAATGAGTATGTAGATTTAGTATCTGCTATATCTCAAGAGTTTGAAATTCCTTCTCACTTAAAACATTATGATATTATAGGTAAGGCTGTTCAACTTTTAGTAGGAGAATACCTTAAGAGACCTGATATATTTTCTGTGGTGGAAAGTGGACCAGATGCTACTAATGAAAGATTAAGAGTTAAGACTGATTTATTACATCAGTTTATGATGGAAGAAATCCAAAGAGAAATAACTCTTAAGTTACAACAACAAGGAATAGACCCTAACAAGAAAGACTTCAAAACAGAAGAAGAAGCTCAACAATACCAACAACAAGTTCAAGAAAAATACCAGGAGTTAACTCCTAAGAATATTGAAAAATATATGAGGTATGACTACAGAACTTCTGCTGAAGAATGGGGACAAGCTGTACTTTCTAATGATAGAAAAAGATTTAACTTTAGAGAACTAGAAAAAGTAGAGTTTACAGATATGTTGATAGCAGATAGATGCTTTTCACATATGTACCTCACACCTACAGGTTATAATCTAGAATATTGGAACCCTTTAAATGTATTTTTCCATCAGCATCCAGATCTTCCACATATAGAAAAAGGAGATTATGTAGGTAGAGTATTCTATATGAACAAATCTACAGTAATAGATAGATTTGGTTGGAGAATGGCTGAAGAGCAAATTAAAAAATTATACCCTAAAGACTATAGAGAGACACAAGGAAATGTATATGGAGAGTTCTTTAATGCTACAATGTATCCTTTTCCTGCTTACAGAGATTATGCAAATGTAACTACTTCTATAGGATTTGACCCTTGGAATAATACTCCTGTAGGAAATCTTCCTACTTTGGGTTATGAAGACTTAAACACAGGTTTTCCTAATTTCCAATTTGCAACAGGAGACTTAGTTCAAGTTACAGAAGCTTATTGGAGAAGTCAATCTAGAATAGGTTACTTAACTATAGCTGATCCTGAAACTGGTGAAGCTACCACACAAATAGTAGATGAATCTTTTAACCCAAAACTTTTCAATATAAAAGAAATAAGAGACACCCCTCTTGTTAATTATAACGAAGACTTTCCTGTAAATAGTGTAGTATGGACTTGGCATACTCAAATATGGCAAGGATGTAAAATAAATGCTAATTTCTCTCAATCTACAGAAGATAGAGATAGAAATGCTATTTACTTTGATGTTAAACCTTGTCCTTTCCAATTCAAAGGGGATTTTACTCCTTTTGAACCAAAACTTCCTGTAGTAGGAGGTATCTTCAACAATAGAAATGCTAAATCCAATTCCCTTGTAGATCTACTAAAACCTTATCAGATATTTTATAATGCCCTTGTAAATCAAGCTTATGGTATAGCTCAAAGAAATAATGGTAAGATAGCTTTCTTAGATGTTAAACTTTTATCTAACTTTAAAGATTGGGGAGGAGAACAAGCTTTAGAAAAAGGATTAGCTATAGGTAGAGAGTTAGGAATTGTGCCTTTAGATACATCTGTTTCAAACACAGGAGGTTCTGTGCAATTTAATCAAACTACTGTTCTAGACTTAGGAGAAACTGAAAAAGCTATGCAGTTATTACAAATGGCTGCTATTATAGAAGATATGGGTTTCAAACAAATAGGTATTACCCCACAAAGACAAGGACAAACTCAAGCTTCAGAAACAGCTACAGGTATTCAAGCAGCTGTAATGAATTCTTATGCAATTACAGAACCCTACAATGAAAACTTCTATAACTATAAGAGAAGAAAACTAACAATGCTTATAGACCTAGCACAATATGTTGCTAGTACTAAAGGAGACATTACTCTGGACTATATAACTTCTGACCTAGGCAATGCTTTCATAAAAACTACAGGTACAGATTTACTCTTAAAGAATATGGGTGTAAATGTAGATAATGCTCAAGAAACTTTACAAGACTTAGATTTAGCTAGAAGATTAGCTGTAGAGAACAATACTACTAACCTACCTATGTCTAAACTTATATCTATCATATCTTTGAAAAACATCAATGCTATACAAAAAGCTTTGGAGGTTGCAGAAGAAGATCAAAGAAAAGAAGTAGAAGCTCAAAGACAACATGAGCAAGAAATGCAACAACAACAAATTAAAGCTCAACAAGAAGCCTTAGATAAAGCTCAAGCATTTGAAGCAGAACAAAATCAACTCAATAGAGAAGCTAAAATACAAGAAGCTTCTATAAAAGTAATGGGTTTTGACACAGATACTGCTGATAATAATATGATAGATGCTATAGAACAAGGTAAAATAGCTATAGAACAATCTAGACTTTCCCATGATCAATATATCTCTACCTTAGACAATTCTCATAAATTCTTAGAATCTTCTAGAAAACATTCTTTAGAGAAACAAAAATTAAGTTTACAAGCTAGAGACATTAAAGCTAAAGAAGATGCTTTTAGAGCTAAAACTCAAACAGAGAAAATAAAACAACAAACTTCTAGAGAACAAAATCAAAATCAGTTACAGTTAGCTAACAAGAAACATAAAACTGATATGGATGTTCTAAACAAAGAATCAAAACTAGCAGATAAAGAAGCTAAAAATGATGAAAAGTTAGGAAAGATAAAACTAGATATAGCTAAAGTTCAACTTAAAAATGCTAGAACTAAACCAAAACCTTCTAAATAATGAAAAAAATAATAGTTGAACCTTTTAATTTTCCCATATTTAGTTTTAAAGATAAAGAAAAATGTCAAAAATGGGTTAAATTAAATTATCCTAATGAGACAAAATTAATAGAAGACCTAGATAATGTATTTGGTATATTCTATCAATTTCCTGGTCCAAGTTCTTTTCTATTATTTTATAACAATAATACTACTTTAGATCATGAATTAATCCACGCTACTTGGTATATATTAAATTATGCTGGAGTAGAAATAGATTTTAACAATCATGAAATACAAGCTTATCTTTTTGAGCACATAAAAAGATTACTTACAACTTAAAGTATCATTTTAACATATTAAAGCAAAGTATTGATACTCATTTTTTTATATGAATAATATTTTGTAATATTGTATCACAAAACCAAAAAACCAAAAAAAATGTCTGATTTTCAAGTTGCCTCATTATCTGATGATGAGATTCAAGCTTTGTCAGGAGAGTCTTTAGATAATGCTCCTGGAGCTACTACAGAAACAACAGAAACTGTAGAAAACACCAAAACTGAAACCACAGTAATTCCCAATCAAACTTTAATACCTGGAGAAATCCCAAGTATGACAGAGGAGGAATTATCTGTTTTAGGTGCAGAACCTACTACTACAGAAGATACTCAAAAAGACTCTGGTAAAAGTAAAGATAATAAACCTACTACTGAGAATACAAAATCAACAGGTCTAGATAGAACTCAATACTATAAGATGTTAGTAGAATCTGGAGAATGGTTTCCTGTAGAAGATGAAAAAGGTCAACCTATAGAAGATTTAGAGCTAGATGATGAATCTTTTCAAGAACTAGCTATCAAACAAGCACAGTGGAAAGCTGAATCTGTTCTACAACAAAAAGAAGAAGAACTAGGAGAACAATATAAGTCTTTTTATGAGTTTATAAAAAATGGAGGTAGAGTTGAAGATTTAGCAAAATTTGAAGCTGACCAAAAAAATATAGATTCTTATGATCCTGAAGATCCTGATCATGCTGAAGAATTAATAAAAAATTATCAAGAAGCTTTAGGTGCTTCTGATAAAAATACAAAAAAATACATCGAGTTCTTAAAAGATCAAGGAGCTGAAGCTTTATCAGAAGCTGCTGAAGAAGCAAAAGAAGCACTAGTGAAAGCTATACAAGAAGATAGACAAACTCTTTTACAAGAACAAGAAAGACAAGCTAAATATCAAAGAGAATCTCAAGAAAAATACATAAAAACTTTCAAAGAAGCTATCTACAAAGATTCTACTCCTGATAGAGAAAAAAAAGAATTAGAAAAGTTTTATTTTGATACTAAACATGTAATTGAAGGTGGAAGAAAAGCTTCTGATTATCTTTTAAAAATACAAGAAATCCAATCTGATCCTGCAAAGTTTTTAAAACTTGTTAAAATGGTTAAAGACTTTGATTCTGTGGGAGATAAAAAAGAAATAGAAAAGGAAACTAATAAAAAAACTTTCCAACTTATAAGAGAAGGTAATATTACTAGAAAAAATACTGAGTTTCCTGAAGAAACTAAAAAACAAAAACAAACTTTTAACAGACCTACCACATTTGATAGGTTTAAATAAACTTAAATAAACAAATAATAAAAAAAATTATAAAAAATGGCAACACCTACTTTTCAGAATTTTGGCAATAACTTAGTAGTAAAAAAAGCAGATTATAGAATGTCTGGAGTTTTTACAGACTCAAACAACTTATTAAAGATGTTTGGAGATGATATTAGATCTACTCATATGGGAGTTCTCTCAGCATGGAATCAATGGTCTCTTATCTCTACACCATTATTGTCAATGACAGAATTACAAAAAAATACTATCTATTTAAATGGAGATGATGGAGAATTAACTTTCAACATGCCTTACCAATTAGATGGTGTTACTGTAAAAGAGGAAATGAGTACTGATATAGCTAAACCAGGTCAAGATGGTCAATTATTTGAAATCTGTTTAGGTGATGGTAATCTAGAACCAACTTTCCAAATTGGAACAAGAATTACTCCAGACTTCAGAGATGGACAAAATCTTTACATTGTGGATGTAGCATCTGCTCAAAGTGGTCAAGGTTTTATTTACAAAGTAAGACTAGTAACTAACAATAGAGATGAATACTTTGATAAAAAATATTTATCTGTAGGTACACAATACTTTAGAATTTCAGGTACAGGTGGAGAATTCACAGAAAACTTTGCAGGTATTGAGAACTCTTTTGGTATGATGAAATTAAAACATCAATTGGGAGGTAGAAGAGGTGTTGAGTATACTATCACAGGTAATGCTCAAAGATTGAATCTACAATTCAATAAAAATAATGGTACTACTCCTGTAGACTTTGTAGGAGGTAACTCTAACCTTTTAAATCCAAATGACCCTAATTTCTATATGGTTATTGGTGAAGGTAATGGTAAATTAGGTACTGATGGTATGCAAGGTATTAAACCTGGTACAGCTTCTTGGATGTCTATGGCTGATGCTCTTATCATGAAACAATTAATGTTAGATGAAGAAAGAGATCTTATGTGGGCAAAAGGAGGTGTTATACAAGGTGCTAGAAACAAATCTCAAATCATAGGTGAAGGTTTATACCAACAAATGAAAAGAGGTAACTGGGCTAAAATCCCTAGATACTCTAAACAAGCTTTAATGAATGTATTTGGACAAGTTTTCAGAAACAGACCAGACATTCCTGATTATATGAGAAAATTCAAATTACAAGGTGGTAGAGGTGCAGTTAATGAACTTCAAAGAATCTTTAATGAAGAATTAAATAGAACAGCTAATCAAGCTGGTGCAGTATTACAAGCAGCTGATCTTGGTATAGTTAAAAAAGTAGGTGAAATAAATGGTATATCTCAATTATCTTCTGGTTATAGAATGCAATCTGTATTCATCTCTGGTTTAGGTACTCTTGAAATAGAACATAACCCAGCATTTGATTCACAGTTCTCAAGAACTGAAGATGAACCTTATATTGGAGGTTTCCCTAAACATTCTTACACTTCTGCTATATTTGATGTTACAGACTCAGCATCAACAAATGCTGCTCAAGTAACTTCTCAAGTAGAATGGGCTAAAGGTGTAGATACTGGAGCAAATATTTACTTAGTAAGAAATGCAGGAATGCCAGGTACTAAAGTAACTTATATTGCAGGTAGAACATCTCCATATGCTCCTTCAGCAGGTAGAGGTAATGTAGCTTCAAGTAGATTTGATGGTTCTACAACTATCATGGAAAATCAATCTAATATCTGGTTGAAAGATCCTACAAAATCAATCTTATTTGAATTGTCTGCTCCTTACTAAGATATACTAAATTTTTAAAAAACCAAAAACCAAAAAACCAAAATGAACACTGATTCAACTATTGACTTATCTAAGTCATATCAAGTAAAACAAAGATACATTGAGAAAGATCCTTCAGGACTTTCTGATTACAAAAAAAGTTCTTACCCAGATACTAGTAAATTAATTTTTTGTCCTTACAATCATAACTTAAAAAAATTCTCTACAGGTTTAGATGTAACTCATCCAAGTGTATTGGTTTTAAAAGGTAAAGAAAAAGAACAAAAAATTAAAGAAATTACAGAGTTAAAACAAGACCTAGAAGATACTTTAGGTGTTGACTTATCTCCTAAATCTGAATTCTGGGATGATTTTTGTGTAGTTCTTGGAGATGATGCATTTGGTAATGCATACATGGACATCAAAGGTAAAAGTTATAATTTAAGTCCTACAGATAATCCTTATCATAAAGTAGCTCTTATTTTCTTAAAGTTTAACAATCTAGTACCAGGCACTAAAGAAGAAGCTGGAGATCCTAAGTTCAGAGAAGCTAAATACCTCTTAACAACTGAAGATGAAATAAACAAAGATGCTAGACAAAGAGTAAGAATAGATATAGCTAAAGGTAAACACTTATCTGAGTTATTTGGAGATAAAGTAAATTATGATAGAGCTTGGGAAATTGCTTATTACTTAGGGTACAAACCTAAGAGAAATATGTCTGAAGATCTTTTACAAGAGTTGTTATATGAAAAAACAATGATTGTTGCTCAAGCAGAAAAATTCAATAATGCTTGTTCTTTAAAGAATGAAGATATAATGACAGCAAATCTTTTCAAAAAAGCTGTAATCTTAAATATAGTTAAGTTTAATCCTACAGATAAATGTTATTTTAGAGGTGGAGTTAATTATAGAGATACTGAAGAAGGTTCTATTGAATTATTAAAATCTGATTCTTTTTCTACAGAATTAGCACAGTTGAGAGAAGCAGTTGATAAAAAAGCTAAGACTATGAAAAACCTTGGCTAAAAACTAAAGGTTTAAAATGAATCCAGAAATAGCATATCAGAAGTTTTTATTAAAAATAAATAAAGGTAATACAGAATTTAACATTCAATGTGATAAAGCCAGATTTGCTTTAATCATAAATGAAGTTAAAAATATCTGGGAGAATGATAAACTAAAGAATAAAGACTCTATCCTAATAGATGACATACAATCTTTAGTAGTTACAACCTCAAAAATAAATGGTATAGATAAAGGAGATTTTATAGAATTTCCAATAGACTCAAACTTTTTTGAATGTATATCTGTAACTTGTGAAGCTGTAAAAGACAAATGCAAAAAGGTAATCTTTTCTAGACCCTCTAAAGGTCAAAATAAAAACCTTTTAGAATTTGATGAAAACCAAAAACCAGACTTTGATTGGGAATGGACATTTCACCAAATAGCATCTAACTCTATAAAAGTATATAAAACAGATTTTACTATACCTAAAATAACTGTTACTTATTATTTAAATCTTCCAACTTTTGATATAGAAGGATACATTAATATAGACAACACAAATTCAACAAACCAACCTCTACCTATAGATGATAGGTTTATGGATGAAATCATAAACTATGCTGTAGAAGAATTCTTTAGAAGTTCAGAAAATTCAATAGGTTATCAACTAGCAGATAGTAGGAAAGTTAAACAAAACTAATTATAAAAATAAATTTAAACAAATAAAATAAAATGGCAACACAACCGTACAGAAATGCATTTATCACAAACTTAGGTTCTATTCCTTCTACAGGATCAACTTATGATTTAGGTGATTTTCAAATTGGAGTTTTCGATGCTAGAACTTATCAAGCAGTAACTACTCCTTCATATCCTACAAACAATGCTATTATAATAGCTTGGGGTAGAGATGTTAGATCTTTTCCTATGGGAATTGGTCTAACAAATGAAACACCAAAATCTCTTCCAATTAAAGCATCAAGTATTAAATCTTGGGTTGGTAATAAAAGCCAAGCACCTCAGAATATGATTGTAAGAATTGGTTATGATGGTGTGGATGCTACTAAAACTTTATCTTTACAAGAAGGTAAAGATATGAATTTCTACCTAACATTATCTGGAGCACCTATAGGAAATCTTTTAGGAGCTAGTTCTACTACTCACTACAATACATTAACTGAAGCATTTACTATTCAGTTACCTTGTACTGATGAATGTGCAGATAATTGTGGAGCTTTAGTAGATTGTAATGTAGTTGCAGATGCAATGATTGATGCAATCAATAAAAGAAAAACTATAGGTGGAGAATTACTTTCTAAATATGTAAGAGCTTCTAAAGTTGTATCTTGTGATACTCCAAGTGGTTATGCTACTGTAAACTGTACAGAATTTACTTTGGTTGTAGCTGATGCAGGTAATCAAGAAGCACTAGGAAGAGTTCAAGCTCAGTATATTGGTACAGCTGTATCTAGATTATCTAGATCAGGAGTTTACTCAACTTATAAATTAGTTGTATGTGATAGTTCTACTCCAACAGCTTTTGATTCTTCTGTTACTCCTACAATTCCTAATTGTACTACTTGTCCTTCTGGATATACTTTAGTAGATGGTTTGTATGCTTATACTGTAACAAGAACAGATGATGGTACTCCAACAGCATTAGCTACTTTTAAAACTGACTATACTGCAACAGCAGAAGAAAATACAGCAATAAGATTATCTCGAGCATTTGGTACTTCTACTTATGAAATATATTCTACAAGTGCAACTTTAGCTGCTGCTACAGCTGGGGATGTGGTTACTCTTATAGGAGATGTTCAAGCAGTTTGTACTCAAGATACTGCTACTTCTATAGCATGGACTGAAGGTGTTACTTGTACTAGAGCTTTACAAAGCTACTCTATATCTCTTAAAAATAATGTTTGTGGAGATGGATTCTTAACAGAATTACAAGCAGCTTATGATGGAATTGGTACTGTAACTCAAGGAACTACTAACACTGGTACTTGTACTACTCAATATTTCATAGAAATAGAAAGTGATAATATTTATTGTGATGATTGTTCTGACCCTACTTATACTTTTACAGCTCCTCAACCTTTTAATGGTTCTATATGGACTTTAGTAGCTACTGATGTTACTGGTGTAGGTTGTGTATGTGGAGTACAATTAGAAAGTGCTTATGTACAAAGAGATAGAAAAGAATGTTTTTTTGAAGCAGTTTCTTATGAAGTTGAACCTTTGTTTATATCTGTATCTAGTAAAAACCCTAATGATATGGATTATAGTGAACTTTGCTCTTCTGATTTCCCT